GCTCTCGTGCCACTGCGCGGGGCTTATGCGTTACCGCATCCAGTGCGTGTACGGTTTTCCATACATATGCCATACCTAAGTCAATATTTTTTACGGTATAGTTTAAGAGGTCATCCAAGACTTCGACAAAAACTTCATTCTCCCATGTCTTATTAAATTCCGCTATGGCAACCTCTATCGCTTTCGCTACTGCCGCAGGAGATGGCTTTATGCCGAATCTATTTTTAACCTTACTGAATGTGCCTACTTCGTCAAGGATTGTCGGACACCGATACAAGAACTTCATAGCTCCGTGATTGATGTGATAATTGAATATATCCTCGTCAGTATGCTCTATCAGGTTCATGGCGTTCCAGTACCTTTCTGCCTTGATACATTCTTGGAAAAATTCATCTTTATCATCAGGTCTGTCCACCATGATAGCTATGGTCATGCCGCCCAACTCTCCCATGCCCTGCCAAGGTCGGCGTACTATGATAGCACCCTTTGACATCTTCGCAGATTTCTCGACATCCTGCAATCGGTATGAATCGGTTGCTATGAGATCGGGTGATAGTAGGTTTGGTTTTGGATGCCTAAATATTTTCCACTTGCCTTTTTTATTGAGTCTGAATTTTACCTCACCACTTCCTATGTCATAGTATAAGTCGCCTTGCTGTATCTGATCGGTTATGGTCTTGTCTGTCTCAATACGGGATTTTTGTGTCTCTATCTTCTCCGCACTGAAAGGACTGGAATTTATGGCCATGAGCATTTCCTCTATCGTAGTCGGGTAGTTCTGTTGATAGATCATCAGTTCTTCGCCGTCTAATCCCTTGCCCTTTTCCTTTACATCAAGTAGTGCCGCTTCTTCATCGCTTTGCCCTGTCTCTAAATTCACGAAACCCCAATATGCTTTTTGGGCAGGGACGAAGATGAACTTAAATCCCATTTCTTCGTGCTTGCGTGTGAGCCTGCGAAAGTCAGCGTACCCACCTGCGTTCACCGCATTGGATGTACCGCCGCATATATGGATACCAAATTTCTTGGCTCCCTCACGCATAGCTGCCTGATTGGTGCGCACAAGATTCAATGGTGCATCTATTTCACCAAATTCATCTATGAAGATGGTCTTATACCTACCGCCCTTTGCTACGTCAGCATCCACAGATTTAAGTGTCACAAGTGTTGTCTGTATGCCGATCTCATTACCATTACCATCTACCCGACCATATATTTTTATGGACTTGTCATCTTTTATACCAGGGAAGTGCTTGAAGTCCGGCAATAGGTGTTTCCATGCCAAATTATATTTTTCCTTATAGATGTCTATCGCTTTGTTTTCGCCCGTTGGAAACAGCAAAAGTGTTTTCCTATTTGCAACAAGCATACAGTTAAACAGGCTGCAATGGGTTTCAATATCCGTAAATCCCTTGTCCCGCGCCTTGGCTATAAAGAGATCATCGCCAGTCCTGTAGCACTCTTCAATAGAATCAAATATTTCTCTGTGGGCATCTACATAGTAAGGACTTGCAGGTTGCTTGTCGCCACTCTTATCGGTTATGAGTATCGTGCCAAAGTTCAACATGAAGTAGTGCATACCTGTGATCCTGTCACCGCCTGCTTCATATCCTTTTAAAAAATAATTTTCCTGTTCGGCTATCCACTGCCCCCACGCCTCACTTTCGGGATCATAGTCGGGTATGCCTCCCTTTTTTACAGGGGAGAATTTACCGTAATAATCTGTGGAGGTGTAACTCATTTTTTCGTGGAGGTGCGCTGTATGACCCTGAACTCCCCACGTGTCAAAGGTGTTTCTCCTTTGATTTTAATCTTGACATCTGCCACATCCTTCTTTTGAATGTCTTTCATGGCTATGTCGTTTTTTATCATGTCCGGCAATTCCTTGATGGACTTTATCATTTCTGAAATTGACATGTCTCCCTTTTCGGTTTCGATTCCCTTTTCTCCAACCTTCAATCCACCTGTCACTATATCGTGTAGGTCACTGATTGCCTGATACACCATTTCCCTTGACTTGGTTATATTCTGGGCGGTAGGTGTATTGCACCAGTCGGTGTACACATCCATAGCATCCCGAATAGCTTTGACCTTATAGAATTTCTCCCTATCTGAATCGCTGTCATCCCTCTTTACGGCTCGATACGCCTCTTTTAATATCCTGTCCTCTTTCCCATTGAATGCCTCCCTGACGGGGCTTAGTGGATCACAGGCGTAGGCTATGATTGCTATCGCGTCAACGCCTTGGTTGTCTTTTTGCAGGACGGCGCGTAGTTCGGGCATACAGTTAGCTACATTTTCATCAATGGCTATCTTTTTGCCTTTCTCGAAGGTTACATCTATCAGCATCTTACAATCCTTTATTTAATGCAAAATGGTTCACCCATGGCTTCGGCTCTTTAGCTTCCTCCCTTATAATCCTGCTTTCAGAGTGCGCGGTTATGCGCCCCTGATGCTTATGACCCACAGGTGGAGGCTTTTTACCCTTCACCGACTTATGCTTGCTTTGACTGCCTTTCTTCCGCATGTCACAAAGGTATTAATTTTTGGGCAAAAAAATAACCCCACCCGTGAGGGCAGGGCTAACCTAAATAAACAATGAAACCCGATCTTTAGTATGATGGATACGGTGCTGCCGTGACGAACTTGACATGCCGTGCATATTGTTTGCCATGACCGTTATTCACAAGGTCATCAGCATTTACTTGTATCACCCTTGGCTGTAAGTTAGTTTTGACCGACACATGCACAATGAAACTATCCAAGCCTGAAATGCCCGGTCTATACATACTGTCTGCCTTGATAGTTTGCGCCGATGTGAAAATATTTGATGTCAGCTTAGTCACTATATAGTTCCCATTGACAGCGTATAGATATTGAGGCTGAGAGATTCTATATGTGGACAGGGTATCGAGTGTTGCTTCATCGGCATACAGTTGATAGTAGTTTGATACGAACTGCACATCAGCAGCATATGTGTTCACGCTTGGGCTGTATGTCGTTATCCCTACTATGGTGTAGGCTGCGGAGTCCGGCACATTCACCAGTTGATAGTTTGCGGTAGGAACAAGTCCCTGCGCGAAGCTCATAAAAGAAAGCGACATGAGCAGTCCTATGAGGATTGTTGTCATCGTGCCTTTTGGCCCTGCCTTACCTGCCGTTTTTTTGTTTACACCTTTTCTTGGTGATGTAACTTTCTTTTTGGGAGTTGTCTTAGTTTTGCTCATGGCGTGTTATTTTTGCTGTAAAGATAATAATTTTTGATAAAAACTAATCCTGTGTCACTTTTTTAATTACCTGATGTTTCACAAGGTAGTCAATAAGAGTGTTCACATCCATCTTCACATTGATAAATTCCTTCTGTCCCTTTCGCATGACCGACAATCCTGGTATGTCTTTGCGAGTGTTTCTGTTATAGAACGCCCTGATACCGTAGCCTTGTAGTTGTTCTTTGGTGAAATACTCCTTTCTGGAGGATATTAATTTCACCTGATATTCCGTTTCGGTGTCATCCGGCACATCCTTGATCGAGAATACGGGGATCTCTATTTGTGTAGTTTCTCCCATTATTCTTGGATAAAGTATTTGTAAATCACGTCCTCTACGAATACAGGGTCTATGATGGACTGATCGGCGTACACCGTTACATAGTGCAGTCCCTCGGCAGATTTGGCACCCAGTTCGTATGTTTTGATCTCATACTTGGTATTGCTGAATTGCTCCTGTAAATCGGTACACTTGGTCACAAACTCAGCGCGGAGTGCTTCGTCTTTCAGTTCCGGCTTGAATGCGCCACGAAATTCTTTTGGTATGTCATGACCTGTGTAGACCGATACAAACCGAACCTTGCCGTCTTTTGCTGTGGTAAACTTCGCTTTGTCGGGAACTTGCTGCCCGTCTACTTCGGTGAGCAGGGTCAATACCTTTCCTGATTGCGGATCTGTCTTTACTTCGGGGTGTCCATCCTGTATGTACAGTTCTTCGCCATTGTTTGCTTCGGGATAGAAAGCCCTTGCCTCACCGAGCATCTTCTCACGGGAGTCTTTATCGTGTGCTTCCAATACTTTTTTGAAGTTGGCGGTGTTCTTTGAGAACCACCTTTGAGTAGTCTGATTCACTACTGGGTTATGATATGACATAGCATTTAGCCATTGCCAAATCTCATATAGTCCCTTTACCGTAAATGATTCTGTCCTCTCCACGAATTGAATCGCTTTGCCAATTGTTCTCGGCACCTTTCCGCTTGCTCCTTTCATTCTAAGTGTGTTTTTGTTTGAGTGCAAATAAATAGCATTTAATTAACAATACCAAAAATATTTATTCCGAGAAAGGTTTGAGAACGGAAGGTAAGCAAAGGTGTTGTACCCCTACCCCAAAGGAAGTACAACAAAAATGCTACCAATAAATTATTCGTCGAATAGGAATTGAATCGTGTGGCTGTCGGAGGAAAGTGTTACGTCCATGCCCGACATTTAAAAGCAAAATAAAATATCGGGAGTTGCCTACCTTATGCTATGCCTTCATTCCCCTACGAGCGTGTTAAGGGGCAGAAAAGAAGATTTCAGTCGCTACGAAGTATTGCTGATGTCATGAAATAAAAAACCCACTGGTAGGGGCAGTGGGCGGGTTACGAGGTTATCAATTTGACTTCCTAATAACAAACCCGAAACATACATCCCTACAATGGATATTTCGGATCATCTATAATTCCTCGGTCTTCCGACCTAGTTGCAACGGTAGGACTCGAACCTACGACTTTCAGGTTATGAGCCTGACGAGCTGACCAACTGCTCTACGTCACGATACAAAAATACAAACTATTTTCTAATCTCCAAATTTATTTCCTTCTCACCGATATGTTTTGAATAGTAAATTGCCATCTCACCTCGCAAAACCTTGTTCATGTATTTCCTATTCTTATCCACCGTAGCAGTTTTCTTCTTGACCTTCGTCTTGATTATGCCATCCAGTGTAAGTTCACAGCCCATGCGCATCAGTGTATCGAACATCGTATCAAAGACCTGAGCATAGTAGTAGGCATCCTTATAGTTCAACCCATACAGCCTAGCCATCTTTTTAATGACTTCCTCGCGGGGGGTGCCTTTGATGGACGCATATGTTTCCGGTCTTACTCCCATGTTATTTACCCACTACTCTATCACATGTGGGTTCTGCTACTGATTTCCCAACTATGGAATCTAAGTGGCTAATGTAAATATAAAGCCCGTCCAAACTTTCATTTTGCATCTGCATAAGTACGTCTAAGTAGTCAGATAGGTTTTGGGGGCTTTTAATTTCCGGCGCACATTGATTTTCACATTTCTTGGGTTCGGGTCTATTGGATATTGCTATCAGCATATTGCTGAGTGAAGCAAGCCTTTCATTGATTCTGGCCTGAGTTTCTATTGCATACTCAATTTTGTCTGCGATTGATTTTGACATTGTTTTATTTTTTAGTTAATATAATTTAGGCAATGATATATTTTAGTGTACCTTAATTTTCACTAATGTGTTTGTCCACTATCTTTTTTCAAGTGATTGAATGAACTTGGAGCTTTAGCCATTCGCTTTAAAGCCTTATCAAAGTTTATCTTGCCTCCAGTATCATACTTAGCTATAAGTTCCTTATCGGATAGTCCTTTCGGGCGTGGATGTGGTTTAGATTTCATAAATCAATTAAAAGCTTTTGATATAATAACACTGTCTTTCTTATCTTCTAACTTCCCCTTTAAGGCTATTGCAGATTGACGTTCTCTTTCTATTTTATCCAGTTCGGTGACAATTGATTTTATTTTCGCTCGATCAAAAGGAATGTCCAAATCTTCAACCGTATCTTTATTTAAAGTATCTCCTTTTGTAGCCCTGTTTGTGCTATAATCAATCTTCGGTAATATATAATACAGATATTTCTTTATGGTTTCATCTTCAACTATTAGCCCCGCAATTGCTTCATTTGTATATAATGGTTTTTCGGTAATAGCAACCTTCCCTATTGATAACTTAAAGCTAAAAAGCAACGTACCTTTGGGTAAAAGCTTTTGTGGTTTTATTGCCAAATCTGTAATTTTCTCTTCCGAATCTGATATATACATATCGTCTCCGATGTCACTGATAGACACCCATACATTTTTCCCTCCAAACCAATACGAATCATCATCACGGGGAGGCGTGAACCCCATTATAATACGATTGTCTTTTAATAGGGATTTTAGTTTGACGGTTTTCACTATACTGTCTTTCTTGATATAGTTATTCATCGACAATTTGTATTCATTAGCCGTTATTGTTTTTAAGTCAACAAAGAAGGAGTTGCCGCCTTTTTTTTCCTTCCATATTTGGCGCAATAATATCAAATCATCAAGTTCGATTTTTCTTCTCCCCTTAATGCTCCCTGTTTTCTTAAATCCATCTTCATTAACATCAAAAAACCAAACCTTTTTAGTCGTTTCTCCTTTGTGGAAAATTAAAATACTTGTAGGTTGCCCCGTGTAAGGCTTAAACACAGAACTGTGCAATCTGATAACAGCCTCTACATTTGTATGTTCAAGTAATAGTTTACGTATCCTTATATGCTCTTTGGTGCTTTCGAATAATACACCTTCTGGAACTACAACAGCGCACCTCCCTTTGTCATTTAAACTATCATAAATATGTTTTAGAAAAACAATATTGGCATCAGTTGTAGTGAAATCATAAAATGCCCCAAAATCTGTTTTTTGAGAGAAAGCATAGTTGCTTAAAACAACATCATACTCCCCTTTTACTGGAAATTCTAAAGAGTCTTTTTGCTCAACATTATTATGCCCATCGCCGATAATAATCATGTTCATTTTAGCTACCTTAGAAGTAGTAGAAATTTCTCTGCCAAATACCGTATTGTTCTCTAGTATCTCTAAATTCTCTTTAGTGTTTTTGCACTTATTTTTTATGTTCTTGAAGGCTTCAATTAAAAATCCCCCTGTCCCGCAACAGGGATCGTATATAGTTTCATTAAATTTAAGGTCTAAAAGCTCCACCATTAACTTAACAATGTGTCTTGGGGTAAAGTATTCACCCAAGTCATTACCTACGCTTATTGAGTTCTTTAAGAAGTACTCAAAGGCATCTCCCTTTATATCTGAATTGGTATCTAGCAAATTGCCAATTTTGGATATTTTATCTACAATTTCCTTTAGATTTTCGGCCTTATTGATAAGTAGCTTTTTATTGAAAATATCGCTCGTGTGATTATATTCTTTATCGAATCTTGGTAAAACTATTGAATTGATATATGTCTGTAATTCTTTAGCGGGTTTATCAGCATAGGATTCCCAACAAAACATTGTTTCTAGCCTTCTTTTTTCGCCTCTCTCTTCACGTTGCTTTTCAATATCACTAATCAGTTTTAAGAATAGGAGATTTGAAAATTCCGTGAAGCGTTCTTTGCCTTCGCTTAGTCCATCCTTTCTTAATATATCATTTGCCTCTTGAAATATCCTTATTAACTCTAATTTAGAATGTACAACTTTCTTTTCGCTAAATATTTTGCTGCCACCATCAATGAATAACTTTACCCTTTTTTCAGAAAGAAAATCCGTTACTACCTCTGAATTGTAATATAAATAGTCATTCTCGATAACGTGATATGATTGAATGAACAATCCATCTGTTATGAATACAATTTTCACTCCTAATGGAGTAGCGTATTTTGCGATTGTTTCTCTTAATGTTTTTTCTAAATCCTTTCCAGGCCTTTTTGCTTCAATTATAGCAATTGGGTTTTTATCAGATGATGAGTATAAAACATAGTCTGGCTTATTTCCCTTAAACTTTTTGTTTTCAGCCACCGTTCTTGCTCTTTCCGTATAGCAGTTACAGTCTGGGCTACTTTCATCAATATTCCATCCAAGATTAACAAGCCAGTTATTGATCTTGATTCGCGTAGAACTTTCTAAGGGATTGGTGAACTTTTTCATTTTTACCTATGCTATCGGTGTCATTGCTCTTTAATTATAGAACAAAGATACCTGCGCACTACGCAATGAACTTACGTAGTAAAATAAAATCTTGTACATCCAAATATATCATTGCCATAATTTATAACCATTTATTTTCAGCTAACCGTTTGTCTTCTTCTTTCTTCCCTGCTTTGATTTTCTTCAAAGCCTCCTCACGCTTGATATTATCGCGTTGCTGTTCATTATACCGCTCCTGTACTTGAAGGGATAGCTTTTTTAATTCCTCCCCCTGTTCTAAAAGAGCCTCAACATAACCTAAAGGTATATCAATTCCAGTCTCTAGTATGCTCTTCATTGATGGCTTGGCATCATCGAACCTATATACTAGCGTCACCTCTACCCTGTCGGATTTATCAATTTGACGCTGATGGAACAGCACCTTATCATTCAGTTTGTACAACCCGTTCTTTATCTTGATTATTAATCCCTTACGAGCAACCAGTCTGCCAAATAGCTGTGATACCGTACCTCTCGTCAATCCTGATGCCTTAGAAACGTGGCTAACACTATCATTCGTCCATACAAATTGAGATTTATACTTATATAGGCTTGTCAGTGCTAAAAGTATTAATATTTGCCCATCACTTAACCCAAACGCTTCTCGTATGTTTTTAAGGTGGACAAACAAAAAATCCATCCTGTCTATGCCCTTAACCATCCTGCCCCTTTGTACGGTACTTGTTAAATCTTCTCTGTCCGTATTATCTTGTACCTCTGGTGTGAAATTCCAATCCACCCGCTTACGAGACTGTTCAGATGTTTTTAATCTCTTTTTTATTTTATCATTTTCGTATGCCATTATATGTCTATATCTAATTTACCGTACACAAATGTACCTTTTTATTTGGAAACTCAAAAATATTTAGTAGGTTTGGGAAATGAAACAAAGCACTAAATTAAACTGGAACGATTGGAAAACCTTTTGGCTGTCACACTGGAAGATGGTACGCAATTACTTTATCTACTTGTGGTATAACCTAAAGACTTCGGGCGCAGCCTTTGTAATTGTAATAGGGCATAATGTTTTTCAAAGGGGAGACACATTGAATGTGGGACTGCCATCACAAATTATAGTTCTAAAGAATCTTGGAGAAGATAATCAAGGTCATTACTCATTGATAGTCAAACTATACCAACATGAAAAAATTACTTAACAACATCAAAACTTGGTGGAAGCACTACCTCGATCTCCGGCATCACGGGGTCAATCCGCATAGGAAGCTATACACTAATAATGGTATCATTACAATACCTAAAGGTAGACACACAATAAAACTACCTTCACACTGGGCTTCCTTTGATAACGACATCCACCAAGACGAACAACATCAAATCAATTAGTTATGAAAGTAATGAGCCTTAGTATAAATAGAGGAAAGGATGTTTGTGTTGGAATCAGAATACGAGCATATGATGCAATATCGGGTGAAGTGGTAGGGGAGTTTGATAGTGCGACTAAAGCAGCAAATAGTTTATTTATTCATAGATGTAGCATTGGTTCTATTATAAGAAATGCTACTCAAATGGCTAAATTACAAAAAAATGGGAAAGGTAGAATGAAGGGGATAACGTCTTACAAAACTGGACTTAAATATAATTTCTCCATAATCAATTAGCCAACACCCCCTCAAATACAATATAATCCCTTGATCTATACCCGTTAAATAGCTAACAACTCCCCGTATAACCGGCCCCATATCCAAAATAAATAGGCAATGATATATCAATTTACACTAGATAACTTATTAAAATAATCATACATTAGCTTTATTATTAAACCATAAATTATATATCATGGCAAACGAATTATTTAAGGAAGGAGATAGGCTAAGAATGAAAGATAGTGTTACACATGCTCAAAACTCACGAGCGGAAGATGTGAGAGATCAGACATTGCTATTTGTTCATTATAGCAATAACATCAGCGATCCTAAAATGGTAGGATGTAGAATAGAAAATGGAGGTGGTGGAATTTTTACTTTCGCCGAAAATCAACTTGAAAAAATATAGCCTTATTTATAGCCCTCTCCAAAAGAGAGGGCTATTTTCCTATTTGCCTTTTGCACCTGTCATGTCAGTCCATTGCTTTATAGTAAGCCCCCTTTCCTGTACAGCTTTTAGTACGGCGCTCATTTGAGCGCCATCATATTTCTTATTATATTTTTTCTCCCAAGCATCTAGAAGGCAAATCACCGTAATATCTTATCAAATTCGTCCTGTTACCGCCCTTGTTGAAGTAGATAGACTCGATCATGAGGCAAAGGTAATATTTCATACAACACACCGTACCGACAGCGTACAAGGCCTAATTATACAAACATACCACCTACCGCTACTGACTGAAATTTCATAAGTGTAAGAGTGTGTTGCCTGGTGGTGGGGGGGGGGCTTGTGAGGGGCGTTCCGGGATCTACCGGGTGCCTTCCAAAAAAGGAATTTCCCGCAAAAGATTTAATAGATGGTCAAATACCTACCGTGTAAAGTCGGGGAGTATATGTCTAACTGGTCTATGGTCTGCACAATGTGGCTAAATGTAACGTATCTAAGGCGTGAGGGGAGAACTATATCAAGCCAATGGATTGTGTCATCTAGGGTTAAAGTGTCTTAGATTGGCTGTGAATGATTAAACTATGATAGATAGCACTGCGTATTTAACATAATAGTATTTTTATGTTACAATTTGACTATTGATTATCAATACTAATGTGAATAGTTATAAAGTGTTGACAGTTTGGCAGACTAATGAGGATTGAAACTATCTTAATCAAGACATTGAATATCATTCGATTAACCCTATTATTGTCTTATAAGCCTATTTGAAGTCGTTTTAAACTCGATGGATGGATTTGAACTAGGGGAATGTGGGGAGGATTGCCTTAAATGTACTTTAGATTGGATGGATACTTACTTACTCTTGATCCATGAAACAGGCAAACGGGGTTAATATGATAGGTGCCGGAGATTGAACTACTACATATAAGGGATGATTGCAGCAGTTCTTTTATCCCTCTTTGATATGTTCGTTTGGTTACGATTGCCTTTTTGCAATACAAATCTACATTGATGTGAATATTATCATGACCGGCCTGCAATGAGTATCCAATCCAGATCCATAAGCTCAAAGCGGAACCGGTGAGCCGCATTACGGTATCCCGAACGCGAGTATTATTAAATACCTTGTGATAATCATCTGCATCAAGCCAGACCTCTTTAGGAGCTAAAATTGGCGACAAAATTGTCCCAACGTTCACAAGTTCTTTAGTAGGTGGAAGCATCCTAACAGGAACCTCAAATCTACTGTTAGCAAAGGGATTAGCCTCTTTTGGACCCGATTTTATTGGTATGTCTTTCATTTGGCAAATATACTACAAATAATAGCAATAACGACATTGATGTCATTATAATTATTAATCATAAATAAGCCACACAAAGCGTTTAAGGGCCAATTTAACAAATAAAGAATTGTGATTGTATTATATAAGCACTATTTTTATTCAAGGAAAGCACACGCATTAGCGAGGGGGGTTATACAGTCATTCGCCTATCATTTACCTTGTGATATTTTGATAGTCCCGATTTTGTGGTCTTTTTTAAGCTGTTTAAGGCAGTTCATTATCTTCCTTGTGGATTGGTCATTTATTGGGAGTTATGACCTTGTGAGAGAGATTTAAGGCTATTTCTTGGGGTTATATAGATTTTATTGTGGTGGATGTGCTGGATCTGCGAGATTTGGAGCTATGGAGTAGGTTAATGAGGTCTTATGATTGTTTCCGCTTCGCTCCAACTTAACCGGCTACGCCTTTAAGGATTAAAAAAAACTGCAAATGTTTGATCCCATCCAGGCAGCTTTATACATAGCGCTTTTCGTCTTTGGCTTAGTCTCTGTCTATCCTTTTCAGACAATTGCAAATGATTTGTGACCGACAATTTTAGATTTATCTCATTAATTTCGGCGTGTCTTTTGTCCTCTTTGATTGCTTCCTGGTCTGTCATAACGTGGCTTTCAGGTCTTTAATCATGAGATCATTTATATACTTCGTAGGACTAGCTTTGCCGTCCTTATTGGTATGCTTTAATTCCTTACAACGCTGTATTAGCAAGGCTTTCAAGGCTATTGGTAAGCGTCCTGATACTGCGTAATATTCTTTATTTTCTTTTAATCGTGCCATTATTGCATTATTTAGTTAGTGCGAATGTACTATTTATTAATTAATTCGCAAAGGTTAATTATTTAATTCAGGTAATGATATACAAATTTACACCGAATGCCTGAAATAAAAAGCCCTACTGTTAGTAGGGACTTCGATACTCGATTATCTAAAATCTATTCTCTTTGTCTTTAATACTAGCAGTAGGACTGCAATAATTATTACCGTTGTCATCGCTGATTTGGGTTTTATTATTTTCAATAGCAAGCAAGCCTTTCGGGTTGTCCATTGCATTGTAAATATATTAAAATCTGTCGGTTATTATTTGTTCTTCTTTTTAGAACTCGTTCCCTTATTAGCTTTCTTGGGTTTCGCATCAGGGTCAACATCCTTATTCTTTGGTGGTTTTGGCACATCAAGCATTCCCTTTAGTAGCGTATCAAAGGGCTTTTCTTCTTTTGGAGTATCTTCTTTTTTGACCTCTTTAACTTCTTTGTCAGGCTCTATATCATTTACCGTTAGTTCAAGTTGACCATGTTTCCGCTGGTTCATTTTATTGAAATTCTCTAAAAACTGTTTCCAGTTATCTGAGAAACGCATGATAGCTATAACCTGATTTAGTTGCGCCGACAAGTGCGGGTTGCCTGTATCGGGTGTTAGGCTCTGAAAAAAACGCGCTGTATAATTACCAGCTTTGCTTTTCGGGGTTTTCTTCTTTAATTCCTCAAGAACACCTTTTGGTAATTGCCGATATATAACATTGTTTGGGCAATGATATATTTATTTACACCTCAGTCCAGTAAAAATACCATAAATTCTTGGGTGGGGATAAAATGTTAATCAAATAAATTCGTTTCTATTTCCCGTTTCCTACTTTTAAAGATGCTAAGAAATACAGCCGAATATGATGTGCTCACAAATGAAGAAAGGAGCATTACGATTTATAAGGAAAACAACACCCCAACCGATTCTTCAAAAGTAACAGCCAAAACACCCCTTTCTGAATTGAATCTAAATTGGTCAGAAAAGGATTTGCCAGAAAGAAATAGAACAAAGCACGTTCACAGGCTACACCCGTATTTGGGAAAATATATTCCTCAACTTGTTGAAATATTTTTGAGGAAATACTTTAAACCAGGTCAAACAGTCCTTGACCCGTTTAGCGGTTCAGGAACAACGCTTGTTCAGGCCCAGGAGCTTGGCATCAACAGTGTGGGCTTTGACATTTCAGAATTCAATGTAAAATTAGGAGAGGTAAAAACAGCGGATTATAATATTCCTCTTTTAAAAACAGAAATAGCGGATATACTTAAACAAATGGAGGGTAATTTGTTTTCCGGTAATGTCGATGTAGACAAACTGGTAAAAGAAAGCAACGATTATTTGCGCCAATGGTTTGCGCCAGAAGCGCTTCGGCAGCTACTTCTGTTTAGACATTTATTAGAAAACTATACATATAAAGACCTTTATAGAATTATCTTATCCCGATCAGCCAGATCGTCAAGATTAGTTACTCATTTCGATTTAGACTTCCCAAAAAAGCCCCAAATAGACCCATACCACTGTTATAAGCATTCGAGAATGTGTCAGCCCACAACCGAGTCTATTCAATTTTTAATAAGGTACTCATTAGACACAGTAAAACGAATTGAAGAATTTTCAAAACTAAAAACTAAAGCTACCGTATCGGTTCGGCATGTTGATAGTAGATACGGTGATCCGGGGCAAGTGGACGGAATAATTACATCTCCCCCTTATGTGGGATTGATTGACTATCACGAACAACATACATATGCCTATAATTTATTGGGGTTAAAAGATAATTCAGAAAGCGAAATAGGGCCTGCCAAAAAAGGGTCAAGTATAAAAGCAAAAGAGGACTATAAAGCAGCTATGGCCCAAGTTTTCCTAAATACAAGTAAGCATGTAAAGGAGAAAGGGAAAATAATTGTTGTAGCTGGTGATAGAAATAATCTATATCCTGAAATTGGAGAAAGAGCAAATCTTCGATTAGATGCTAAAGTTGAAAGGCATGTTAATAGAAGAACAGGAAGACGCTCTACTCCATTTTTTGAAACGGTTTTTATCTTCACCAAAAAATAATTCTCTCTTTAAATGGCTAACGAAAATGTTGCTGAAGGGATAAAACTGGTTGTTCAAACTATGATGGACAGGGTTATGAATAACGTCCTTAATGTAGACCCCTTTCTGCCGGACGTACACAAAGCGAATAAACCATTATACGCTGCTCTTGTCCCTGATGAAATATTTAAAGGTTCTCATTTTGAAAGAAGGTTTGTTACTCCCTTTGGTGGTGTTTGGGAAAAACTTGCCAAAGTAGTGGCCACAGAAGCATTAGGTAAATGTGAATTAGGTTTTATGATTCACGGGAATGTAGGCATGGAAAGGCTTAGAAGGATAAGCGAGGTTTTAAATAACCTTGAACATTCAACAAAAGGAAAAGATAGAATACATCCTGAATGGGAAAGGGAACTTAACTATATTTTAGAGGGCGGTGGAGAAATGATACCCGTTCATGTTATATGTGATGTGTATGTGGAAGATGTGAAGAACAATTTGAAATACTCTTTTGAGCTAAAAGCACCTTTGCCAAATAGCGATCAAACCAAAGTAAGCAAAGAGAAGATTTTCAAGTTATATGCAATGGAGCCACGAATTATTAACGAGGCGTATTATGCTCTGCCATATAATCCATACGGTAAAAGAGAAAATTATGAGTGGTCTTTCCCGGCCAGGTGGTTCAATATGAAAAAAGACCCGTCCGTATTGATAGGGGATGAATTTTGGGATAAAATTGGCGGGAATGGAACCTATCAACTGTTTATCTCTGAGATCAACAAATTAGGGTTGGACTACCGAGAAAGAATTTATAGAGAGTATTTAGGAATTGAACCGCCAGAGGGATTTGATGATATAAAAATATAGATCAATCATTGTTTATCTTTTCTGGGTGGTGGTGTGTTTAATAGTATTGTCAACTTTTGGTCGAAGGTAGGTTCATTTTTTTTTTGATTGCTTTGATAGTCTACAAAAGTAGAGTGCGTTTCTTTCTTTAATGTTTTAATAGTATCAAGTGAATCCAATGTTTTCCTTTGGTCTACAACAGTCTCTCGAAGAATTTTAAAACGTTCTTTTTTAGGTAATCCATTTTTTATCAAAATAGAATTTAAACTCTCTAAATTAGACAAGATAGCTAATTCATTTATGCTTGCCATATCTCTTAAATTCTCACCGTTTAAGGCCCTATCTGGATATGTTTCTCTCCATCGTTTAGCGGTAATACCAAATAAGGCAATATTCAAAAGGTCAACTTCATCAGCGTACAATAACCATTCTTTCGCCTGAGTATATCCCGCTTTGGGAACGATATAATTTTTCACAGCCTCAGTATGGATGTAATGATTTGCTTTACTAAGTATTCTTTTTACATTCCACTCTAACCCGTATTGATTGCTTTCTATCTCTTTAAGACGCTGGTACTCTTTAACGATGTATAGCTTAAATATAGGGCTTATGGCTGCCCCAAATTCAAATGCTATATCTTTGTGGGCATAAGTGCCGCCTGTTTTCCCCAATTTTGAATAAATACCTATTGCTTTCGTGGCTTCAACCCAAGTGCTTACGCTCATTGTAAATGTCGGTAAACCAGCCTCTTTTCTAAAGTGGTCAAATTCGACCACTTTAAAATTCGGGTTATAAATAGTCTCCCAAGTACCTAAAAACTCAATAGTCCCCCTCCCCCTTATCCAGTTTTTAATTACATCTGCCGCCCGTGCATCTGCTCCTTTTGCCTTTACCATATCCGTAAGGCAGATAAAATCATTTTCAATATTTATCTCTGTACCTTGTACAACTATTTTAGTTAATTTACTGTTCATTATTCTTGCTTATTAGGGTTTCGTAAGTCAATCTTTTGTCGTTCGCATTAGCCAAAACTACATTAAATCTGTCATTCGTGGTATTCTTACGAGTGTTATATCTTAGGGTGTATTCGGTCACGTATGAATTAAGATGCTCCATGCTAACGTGGTGGTAAATTCCGGTTACTCCCCTTTGAAGATGAGACCAGAAATTTTCAATTCCGTTCGTATGTACCATACCCCGTACAAACTCTTTAGCACTGTGATTGACTGATTCGTGAAAGTGTTTTTTATCTAAACCATTATAAGCATTGTATTGATCTGTCATAAGGATAGCCATTTCAGGTATTGTATTGTTTATGACAGGTAGAATATGTTTTTTCTCAACGGTAGGGACGGCCTGAGCAACAACTTTGCCCCCGCGCTCCATCATACCCAATACAGGGGCTTTGGTGCTTATAGTGCCTCCACGTTCGTTTTTTACTTTCTTATTCTCATGTTTGTTCTTAGCCTCTCCACCGACAAAGGTTTCGTCTATTTCTATAATCCCGCTAAGATGTATATTCCCTTCTCCAAAAGCATGGCGCAAACGGTGTAAGATGAACCAGGCTGTTTTCTGTGTTACTGTGATGTCTTTAGCCAACTGGTGAGAACTGATACCCTTCTTATGCGAACTGAAAATATACAGAGCTAAGAACCATTTTTGTAAGGGTATGCGGGTACAATCAAATATTGAATTAGTACGAACATTAAAATACTTTCCTGTATTTTTGCATCTGTATTTATTCCCCGCACACGCATACACTTTAGATGTAGGGTCAAGGGGACTAACTACATTGCCATGCCAGCGCAATTCCGTCAAGTGGTCTATGCAAGATTGTTCGTCAGGAAAGGCTTTAAGCAGGTCAATGATTGATTTGAATTCTGTGAGCATATATTTGAATTATGGTGTAAATATATGCCTAACTTTTGAGAACACCAAACTTATCTCAATCTTTCTGTGTAAATAAATATATCATTGCCGTACTTTTACCTTATTATTGGGAGGGTCATTGTCATATTGGCTACAATAACCATCCAGATGTTGTAAATACTCAAAAGCCTTCACCCCCTCTGGATGAATAGCCTCTCCCTCTTCCCACTCTTTTTTTATAGTAGCAAGGGGGGTATTCTTTATATACCACCTAAGCCAAGTGAGCATTGTGTTTTCCATTTTTGATAGTTTTAAGCGTATGTTTCGATTATATAATCTTCAGGGTACGCTATTTTATAATTATGCAATAATAATGCCGTTTTATCAATAAAACAAATTTGGATAGGGGGGTATAAGTCTAAAACAGCGGGCTCTCTCCGTGAAAATCTCACAACATGCCTAAATCTTTTATCCCAAAATATATCTCCCTTATTCTTACCTAAAGCCCTGATAGCTCTTTTGAGTTGTGCGAAATATCCCTCAACCGAGTTAGTACAAAGGTAAACTATTTTGGAAACTTTAAAACTAAAAATAAAATATTTATTTGGAAACTTTTATCGTATAAATCAAATATTCTACCTATCTTCGTTCTACAATTAAAAGGATTAGACATATTGAACCAGAGCCATTTGAAAGAGAAACGCCAACTCTTTTAACTCAGGTGGTAACTGAATATATAAAAGAGATCAGTAAATCAATGGAAGGATTGGCACACCAATTTTCATTAAGCATGGAGGATTTTGAAGCGCGATATTTCCCGCAATCTGAAAAGCGCCTAAAAATCATAAGATAGTATTAAGCCCCTCACGGGGCTTTTTTTTATTCAACTTGTCGAGGGCCAATTGCTTCATATGCTGGAAACTCAGCTTCTCTTGGGGTCGGATATAAATCCCATATTCCTTTACATATTCTTTCGGCATCCTCCATTGAATTGGCAATAAATGTGATGTCCAAAAAGACCTGCACAACATTATCGTGTCCTCTTCCTACTGTCTGAATCTTGTAATTAAATCTTGGCATAATTATAGTTTTGCATCTAACTTACACATTTATCTTTAAATCATATATCTTTCAAGTGTTCTGAGGGGATAAGTGCCAAAATTATGGTATTTGTTTACGTTAAATTATGTATCTTTGATCCATGCTTAGATTCAGTAACCAAAAAAATTAAACAGATGGAACATAAAAAGCAAGAGATTATGGTCATCAATGGAGTGTCTAAGTATTTTCATGTTCAGGTATCAGGCAACACTATATTTATGAGTAGTGAAGATTTTGAATTTATGTATACCGTTGCTGATGACGTAGTGAAAGACGAATTTAAAGGACAGTATCTGTATATAGGTGGAATACAGCATAATTTTGAAAATGAATCCCCCGAAGCTATCGAATTAGAAAGAAAATTGTCAGATGTGGCTTTTGCTATTATGACAACGTTAGGCAGGCAAAAACTCACTAACTAAATAATGGCAAAAGTAATCACCGCAGCAGTCAGGGAGGGAGGAAATAAATCGGGATATATGAATATTATTTCAGTCCTAGTTTTTCTAATGTTAAAAGTTTGCTAGTCTTATATATCGCATAGGCTCGGGACTTAGCTTGAATGATACGCTCAGTATCGGCTATCTTTTGCTCGATTATAACATGGCATTGTAGTTTGTCTGATCTGGTCATGGGAGTGGTTTTAAAATGGATTTACAATTGAGTGATGGATAGTATCAAGGAAGGCCATACTAAGGCGATACAGGGCATCCCTGCGCGTCTGAGTGGGGTATCGCTTGTAACGATAGTATAACTTTAGGTATTTCTTTCTCACGATTTGATTTTTAAACTAAGGCAACTATATACTTATTACACCCAAATGGGTTTTGTTATTAAAATAAGGTGACTATATACTTATCTAACCCAATTCGAGTTTATGGTTTAAAAATTACTATCATTGAGTCAAGCGGATTGCCATTACCCATCTTCGTCCTTTTACCTGATTCATCGAGTTTTTCAAATGATATCCTACCTTTCACAAATCTTATCTCCGAGGCATTGGGTTTAATATGCTCATGAAATAGCTTTGTACTCGTGGAAACAGGGATTAACAGTACTGATGTCCTGCCTTTTTTCTTTTCATCTATCGCCTTGAGTATAAACGCCTTCTTTAATTCGGGCGAATAAGGGGGATTAACAAAATTACATTGCCCCCACTCTATTTTTAGTCCATCATTTACTATTTCGCCTTCGCAGTATGGGCATGGATCTAAATCAAAATTGAATTCCGCGTGTAGTGGCTCGTAAACCGATAAGGGAGTAAGCCAGTTGTCATTTTCTTTTCTTTTCATTGTATCTTTTATTGTTCAGGTTGAATAAGTATATAGTTGCCGGTTTTAAAATGGAATATTTGTCTCAATAGCTTCATCCTTTGGTGTTAATCTTTTTTGCTCCACATACTCCCCGCCAGTGTCATAGTCCCAATCGTAAAATTTTACATGCTCTTTTTGAAATCTTGCAGCTAGGTCAATTGTGGCACCGTCTCTGTACTTCGCCACTATCAATTCACATAAGTCTTTTGTTTTACCGTAAAATGGATCATTCTCAATGCCGTAGTATTCGGGCCGGTGAAGGAAAACAACAATGTCAGCATCCTGTTCGAGCGATCCCGATTCCCTCAAATCTGTCAATTGTGGCTTATGGACTGCCGACCCCTTTACGGGCCTGTTCAATTGAGCCATAGCTATCACAGGAATCTTTAACGACATGGTAAGCTGCTTACACCCTCGCGAGATAGCACTTACTTCCTGCTCCCTGTTCGCGCTGTTTTTCATGCCTGCAATCTTGCAGAGCTGAATATAGTCAATGTATAGCCTTGTGATCCCTTTTTTCTGTACCCATTTTTTAGCCTGGGATAAAATTGATCCCCATTCGAGCGAGGTATTTTCAGATAAATAAAGAGGGTATTTTCCCACTTCCTCCGAAATCAGCATTATCCTTTTTTGAGTTTCAATGTCATTTCTCCCATACTTTGAGAAGTGCCTGAGATCAATATTTCCCTCCATTGAAATTAATCTTTGACCTAGCGACACATCGGACATCTCACCGGATATGAACCCGACCGGATCACCTCCCTTTGCCTGTTTTCGGGCCGCGTCTAAAGCAAAAGCCGTCTTGCTCATGCCAGGCCGACCGGCTATTATCACAAAATCGGTACTTTGAATATTAACATTTACATCAAAATCACCCAAATGCATGGGATGTTCACTTTTACCCGACCTTTCAGCCGATTTAAGCACTTTTAATGCCGACTCTTGCATTACTATTGCCATGTCCCTGTTTTTGCCCCTGTCGAAGCGAGAATTGATAATATCATAGGTTGAGCGCATATTATCCAGTACGTCTACAAAGTCTACATCTTCGTCATAGGCCTTGACAATGGTTTCCGATGATCCCTGTATGACTGCCCGCTTGATATATTTTTCAGCTATCACCCGCGCGTGATATTCCACATTGGCAGAGGTCCCGACCTTATTTGTCAATTGAGCTATGTAGTAAGCACCCCCGCACATTTCGAGATTACCATCTTTTTTAAGCTGTTCAACTACCGTCAATAGGTCAATCGGACTGCCTGCGGTGTGGAGCGTCCTCATGGCCGTGAAAATATACTGATGATTAGTGACATAGAACATGTCGGCATCGATAAAACTTACTATCTCGTCCATAGCATCAGATTCGATCATGATAGCGCCGAGGACAGCCTCTTCGAACTCCCGCGCCTGGGGAGGTAGTTTCCCCATTACCTGCAATTCCAGATCCACCCGTGTATTTTTATTGTTCATGTCCGAGGTCTTTAGCGGTTACGGGACGTACTTTTTTATCTGTAATAGCCGGCAATGGGTTTTGATTGAAATCTTTATTTCGCGAAGCCCACGTACTTAGTCTTTGCCCTAGTGACCATGTTTTTTGAAGCTCAAATCCCATTTTAGTAAAAGTTTTATTAGGCTGTATCCAGTATTCGTAAAATGCCTTAATCATTTCAATCGGATAAAGTTCCATATACGGGGTGAAGGTCATTTTAAACTCAATCGCTCGTTTTTCTAAGGATGCCTGTTTTTCTTCGATAGTTTTGCTTTGTATTTTATTATCTCCTTTACTCTCCTTTACTCTAGTTTGTGGTAAATCTGTGACAGTAATATCCTGCATTGTGGTAGTTTCTGTGACAGTAACACCTAGTGATGTGGTAAATGTACCGTTTTTACGCCTTTGCCGACTAGCACTTTCTTGTTTTGCTTTGTGTCTTTTTTCATAAACAGGGGCTAAGTATTCATCTAATGAAGGGGAGAATAAAAACCCATCTCGTATAAATAGGACTTCTACTTTCAGGCAATACTCAATGATCTCTTTTATTTCTGTGGCAGAAACTCCAAGCTCTGAGGCGAAGCTGTCCCACTCCATTTCTACATGCTCAATCTCGTTCCCGTCGGCCTCAGTCAAATATTCTAAAAACATTGACCAAAAAGCATAACCTAAAACTTGACCAAATTTATTTCGCAGTATCTTAACCTTCTTGTGATTCCGCATAGTAGTTAGGTGCGGGAAATAATCACAGTTATTTTTCGGAGGTCTTGCCATAATAAAAAATCGGAATATCAAGAGGGGGAGCCGCAACGACGAAGAAGAAGCTCAACCCCTCTATCAATTCCTTATCTTAAATAAATTATAAATATATAGCATGTTCGTCGTTGCTTATTGCGAATATAGCACTTTATTCCGTCATTGCAAATTTAATTAGAAAGAAAAATAGTATCTAATTCTTTAGCGTGTCCTTTACCTTCTTTTTGCACCGGATACAGAATAATCCATTTTCGGGATCTTTCTTATTGTTATCGGGATCTAAAAAATACCATTCATTTTCCATTTTTTTTCCTTTCATTCGACAAAGTTAGAAATTAATTTCACAATCCAAACACTTTCAAATCTTTTTTATTTTATTTTCAAAATAAATTTGGAAGTGTCAAAAATGTGCTTACTTTTGTGTCGTTAAATAATAAACAAATGACAAGAATAGAATCAATAGAATACCAAAAAAAAATAAAATCACTCTGTAAAGAGTTCGGGAAATATGGCCATGAGCGCGTTGATGGTGGCTATTCTAACTACCATATAGAAAGTGTATTAAAAATTTCTGTCCCCAACGAATTGAAGTTAATAGGCATCCTCAAATACTTTCAAGGCTTAAAATCTGCGAAGGATGCTGAGATCGAAAAAGCCAAGTCAGAATTAACTAAGTAACAATTTCACAATCATAAATCAACAAAAATGGACAACTCAGCATTGGTATCAACACCAAAACCCAAAAAGACGCGTGAGCGCAAACAGACAGGTAGCTATATCGGAGGATTAGCTACTAAATTATCACCGGTGCAGGATGAATATCTGAAATCGGTGCTTAAAGATCATTTCGGGACTGCTGATGTCACAGGACTATCAGTTTTCGAGAAAGAGATATTCGCAGGGATTGCGGCTATTCTCTAAAAATATTGATTGCGATAAGCAATTGTGGATGTGAGAAGTGTATGGCATACAGTTGGTTCAAGGCCGACCTCACAGCATATCCCCGTTCTTAGTAAAGTAAGAGAAATGTCCGAGACAGTAACCGCTTCGTTCTCGCATGACGAAAGACAGATTTGAGAGGGTGAAAGTCCCTCCACTTTTTAAAGGCTAAAAAACAAAAAGATGATAAAGTATAAGACAGGTAGTTTGTGGAGCAGCGGCATTGAACAAGTCGAGGTTGTCAGAGAAACAGAATCGAGTGTGTTTGTTATGTATGGGACTAAGGAACGTAGGGAATCAAAGCGTACCGATTATCATAATTTCCACGATACATATGAAAATGCTATCCAGTGGTATATTGAAGGGGCGATAAAAGAAATTCATTCCGCCAAATCTAGGCTAGAAAGTGCTGAAAAGATCCTATCAGAAATCAAGGCTAAATATTCAATCTAAACAATAAATATGAGAAAGATCAAAGGATTTAAAGGATTCGACAAAGACCTGAAATGCAAAGATGTCCAATTTGAAGTGGGCAAAGAATTTTCAATACCCGACGAAATGCCTATCAAAATATGCGCATCGGGATTCCACCTCTGCAAAAATCCACTTGATATTTTCCGATATTATAAAGCGGGTAGTAGCAGATTTGCAGAGGTCGAAGGTGACGGCGATGAAAAAATACATGAAGATGACAGTAAAATAGCCGTTAGGCGCATATTTATCAAGGCTGAAATCAAAATTGATGACATAATCAAAGGCGGTATTAAGTTCATTTTTGAGAAAATAAAAGAGATAAAGCCCGAACAATATGCATCAGGTAACTCTTCGACAGGCGCGGCATCAGGTAACTATTCGACAGGCGCGGCATCAGGTAACTCTTCGACAGGCGCGGCATCAGGTTACTCTTCGACAGGCGCGGCATCAGGTAACTATTCGACAGGCGCGGCATCAGGTTACTATTCGACAGGCGCGGCATCAGGTAACTCTTCGACAGGCGCGGCATCAGGTAACTATTCGACAGGCGCGGCATCAGGTGAATCTTCGACAGGCGCGGCATCAGGTAACTCTTCGACAGGCGCGGCATCAGGTTACTCTTCGACAGGCGCGGCATCAGGTGAATCTTCGACAGGCGCGGCATCAGGTTACTATTCGACAGGCGCGGCATCAGGTGAATCTTCGACAGGCGCGGCATCAGGTAACTCTTCGACAGGCGCGGCATCAGGTTACTCTTCGACAGGCGCGGCATCAGGTAACTATTCGACAGCAATCGTAACAGGCAAAGATTCTATTGCGGTGGCTAATGGCAAAGACTCAAAAGCAAAGGGGGCTATCGGTTGCTATTTGGTTTTGAGTGAATATAAAGACGGAAATCTAATAGACGTCAAATGCAAAAAAGTGGACGGCAAAAAGATTAAGGCTGATACTTTTTACACATTGCAGGACGGCAAATTTGTAGTTGTTAAATAATAACAAGGGATAAAGAAATAATCAAAATAAAAATAAAATGAACATCAAACTCAAAAACTTAACAGCAGTCAATTTCAAAGGCGGTAAATTTGACATCAATTTTTCATCTGTCACAAATATATCCGGTGCAAATGCGGTCGGTAAAACAAGGATAGCCGATGCCTTCTTTTGGCTGATGTGGGGCAAAAATAGTGAAGATGCAAAAGACTTCTCTATAAAAGACAGCGTGAATCTGACTAACAACAAATCAGATCATGAGGTATTCGGCACCTTCGATATTGACGGCAAAGAAGTTAGTCTTAAAAAAGTGTACAAAGAGAAATGGACAAAAAAACGCGGTGAGCCTGAGCCTGAATTTACAGGCCATGAGACGGTTTATTTTTTCAATGATGTGCCATGTTCACAATCTGAATATACATCAAAGGTAAGCGACATTTTGCCCGAATCCATAGCCAAACTTATCACCAATCCATTTGCATTTAATAGCCTGAAATGGGAGCAACGCAGGGAGGCATTAGTAAAGATAGCCGGGAATGTAAATGATAGCGATATCGCATCTGGGAGCAAAGAATTTACCGATCTGCTATTGATGTTTAATGACAAATCTCTATCCGATCTCAAAAAAGAAATCGGGGCCAAGAAAAAGAAAATACGCGAAACCCTGGATTTCATCCCTTCGCGAATTGACGAATCTGAAAGGGGCAAGCCAGAAACGCAGGACTTCGATGTGATTGAGAAATCTATCGAGTTTAAGCAAAAAAATATAGCTAAGATAGACGAGGCCAGTGAAGATTTAGCTAGGACGCATCGGGATGCATCGCAGATTGTAATGGTAAAAAACAATGAGCTGAATGCGCTAAAGGTGAGACTGTCCAATCTCGAAAACGAAGCATCCCAGGCGCAAGCAAAAGAACTACGCGAGATAAAAAATAAAATCAGTCAGTTAGAGCAAGAGCAATCTGACTGCAATCGCAACTTAAATGACAAAACACAGAGGATAGCTAATCATAACAGCAGAATAGCTAATATCGAAAAGGAAACAAAAGAACTGCGGATAAAAGTAGCGGCAATAGATGCTGAGGTTGCACCTGAAATGAATGCAGATGAGACTATATGCCCTTCGTGTTTACAGCCGTTGCATGCCGATAAAATAGAAAATATCAAGTCTACTTTCCAACTAAATTTCAATAAAAATAAACTATCTCGCAAAAATGCCACAGCCCTACAGGGGAAAGCAAATAATGAGATTGTGAAAACCCTACAATCGGAGATTTCTGAGTATGAAGGCAATCTATCTGAATATAATAATAGGAGATATGCTATAGATAAAGAGATTGAACAATTACATTTTGAGTACAAGGCAAAAGAATTTTTAGAAGATAAGCCTGTCAGCCTTGAAGTTATTGGACTGCGCGAGAAAATAGGGACATTTGTCATCCCCACATCACCCATAATAGACTATACTGAATTTAAAGAACGCCGGACACAGTTATCAAATGAAGTATCAGACCTGAAAAGCAAGCTATCAGCTAAAGATCAAATCACAAAAGCCGACCAAAGAATAAATGAACTACAAAATAATGAACGCAAATTGTCTCAGGAAATAGCAGATTTGGAGAGGACTGAATTTACTATTGATGCTTTCACTAAGGCAAAAATGGACTTAGTTGAAACTAGGGTGAATGCAATGTTTAAGTTAGTAAAATTCAGAATGTTTGAAGCTCAAATAAACGGCGGGACGACTGAGGCGTGTACATGCTTAGTAAATGGGGTCCCTTTCTCTGATGCAAACAACGCAGGTAAGATAAATGCGGGGCTTGACATCATCAACACACTGCAATCGTATTACAACATATTTGCTCCTGTGTGGGTGGATAATTCGGAGGCTGTTAATGAAGTATATCCTATCAATTCACAACTTATAAAACTGGTAGTTACTACCGGCAAACTCACAATTTCTTAATCAAATAAATACAATATCATGGCAGTCAAAGAAACACCCAAAGCAGAAATAGTAAAAAAAGAAATATCCCAGGCCGAAAGGTTTACGGCGATGGTCGTAAAAGAGGCATCAAGTGTGGGAGATTTAAACCTCTCCCCATTCCAAAAGAAACTATGCCAAAACTATTTCATCAAACTCGATCAGCAACTAAAAGACGCTGAAATAAAGAGATTGGCACAAGATGAAAAATACCGCCCGGCACTGGAATACAGGTGGGAGAATGTCAATATGCCGGCATTGGCTTTGGGAGTAGTGGCTATGTCATCAGTAGAACTGGACCCGTCACAGCCGAATCACATATTCATGATACCCTATGCAAACAAGCATACCAAGAAATATGATATTTCCTTTACGAAGGGATACAGGGGCCTAGAGATCGTAGCCATGAAATACGGGCGTGACATACCTGAAATGGTAATAGTTGAACTTGTTTACTCCAATGACAAATTCAAGATCGTCAAAAAGGACGCAAACAATCCTGTTGAAAAATACACATTTGAGGTAGGCGATGCCTTTGATCGCGGGGAAATAGTTGGAGGATTCTACTATCACATCTATCCTGACCAAAACAGAAACAAGGTAGTAGTTATGACTATTGCCGACATCGAAAAACGCAAACCCGCTAAAGCAAGTGCTGAATTTTGGGGTGGAGAAAAGACCAAATATACCAATGGCAAACCTGACGGTAAAGAAACCGTAGACGGATGGCATACCGAAATGTGCCGAAAAACGGTCTATCGGGCCGCGTATAATGACATAACTATCGACAGCAGTAAGATAGATGCAAACTTCCAACTCATGTCTAAGATTGACCGGGAGAGCATAGATGTGGCAGTTAAAGCAGAAATCACACAGAATGCCAATACAGAGACTTTGGACATCAGCCATGAGGAAATAATGCAGCCGGAAAAGAAAGTGGCTAATAAGGAAGATAAGGAGGTACAGGCAGTAAGCGAGGCCGGGGGCGAAGACGGAAAGCAAGAAGAAATAAAATTTTAAAATGAAACTCATCGTAGTCGGCAGCAATTCAGCGGGGAACTCTTATATTTTGCAAGGCAAAACTCAATCTCTGATTTTAGAGTGCGGAATGCCTTTGGCGAAAGTAAAAGAGGCGTTAAACTTTGATCTTAGTAATGTAGTGGCTGCATTGGTCACTCATAACCATGCTGACCACGCCAAATACGCTGCTGACTACATGATGGCAGGAATAGACGTTGGCGCATCTATAGGCACGTTAGATACTATCCCGATAGTCGGCACTCATCGTATGCGAATATTGAAATCAAAGAGCAAATACCAATTCGGGGAGTTCATAGTTATGCCTTTTGATATTGTCCATGACGCGCCGGAGCCATTTGGTTACCTATTAAAACACGATGAGTGCGGCCTTGTATTATTCGTGACCGATACGCAATATTTGAAACCGACATTCCCTGGATTAAATCAGATCATCATTGAATGCAATTTCTCACAGGCAATACTTGATAGCAGATTAGATGACGGCAATACAAATACATTTGTCAGGAATAGGGTGGTGCAAAGCCACATGTCGTTTAGCACTTGTAAGGATGTATTGAGAGCAAATGATTTATCGAAGGTGAATAACATAGTGCTTATACATTTGAGCGATGGCAATAGTCACGCTAAAGATTTTGTAAATGAGATACAAGGATTAACTGGTAAAAATGTATTCGCAGCTCAATCCGGCTTAGTTATTGACTTCAATATTCAACCTTTTTAAACCTTTTACCCCATGACCTTCAAAGACAGAAACAAAGCGATAGACATATTAATAGTGGGGTTCTGCTTCACTGTGATAGCATTAATTTACTTTTTAAATACGAAATGAAATGAGCGAAAGAACATTAATAGCATATGCCCGAATTGAGGCAGCTAAAGCAAAGATAGAAGCTATGAAAATTGAGAATCTACAACGGGAAAACGGGGGCGAATCCCCTGCTTATCCATCAAGTTACTTTTTTGATGAAGCGAATGAGATAGAAAATGCCATCACAGAATTTCATAAAAACGGATAAAACCAACATCATGCTAACAGACGAAATAAAAAAGATCATACGTAATCATTCCAGTTCACCCATGACGGGACTTGTTGAAGCGGTTGAACAGACACGCCAGAACGCATTAGCTGCGGAGATACAGGAACTTATTGAGAGAAGGGAATATAAGGCATTTGAGGCGGGCTGTAAGGGTCATGGCAATTTCATATTTGACCACATATTTTTCGAGGACTACCAATCCTCCCCCGACTATGGCGAAGTCAAACAAGTAAGCCCGATGGTAACACCGTTGTTAGCTGATATACGGGTGATAACTGATGAATACCGAGACGCGAACAATATCAAATAATAACAAATATGAAAGATAAAGAACGTATCAAGGCAGTAATAGCGAAGATTAACAAGTTAGATTATTATTACCACAGGTCAATGAAAATGGCAGATAAATACTCCATTAAAATAGATGCTGCTTATAAACTTTTAGATAAACTTCGTAAATAATAAATTCAAAACAATGAACTCACCCACAGACTTTATTCAGTCCCCGTATTTCATAAACATCATTCTATTGCCATCGCTATTTGTGATCGCTGTGGTATTTGTTTGTTGGTGGTATGAGAAGAAACTGAAAGAACTCAATTCAAACTATCTGTACCTAAAAAACAAAGACGAGAAATATAGGATTGAATTCCCAAAATCACAAGAGAAATGGCAGGCCGAGATAAGAAAGCAGACTGATTTATTTCAGGAAGAGCGAAAGAAAAACTATGCCCACGTAAAAACTATCCAGCAGTTCACCGATGACCGCGATATGTGGATGAATGCTACAACGGTTGCACAGAAAGCAGCGAAGATGAGAGGGGATGAACTACTTGAATTGCAAGATGCCAATGAGCGCATACAAAAAACAAACCAGTCATTGCTGAATAAGACCAATGAACAGCAAAAAGCAATTAAAGAATTAGCTAGTGTGGTTGTGAATATCACAAAGCTAAAACTTGCGCATCAAAGCCATATCAAAGACCTGCAAGCTGAAAATGCAGCACTGTATGAAATTATTACATCATTAGCCCAGGATCTGCCGGAGAAGGAAGCGGTGAAAGCTGAAATGGAGTTTTATGATACGATTTCGGAGATTAAGGAAGGCGATAAGTTCCTTTGTACTGAAAGTTATAGGTGTGGTGATACCGATTGGCACTATAAAAGAGGCACCATATATATATCCCCTTGGAATGAGTTTTTAACAGAAGAAGGTAATACTCCGATTAATTGGGCATCAACTACATGGGGTGATAAAATAAATGCTCACTTCAAAAAGATAAAACCATGAGTACCCGCCCGACACAAGCCGATTTGGATAATTTAATAATTTAAAAAAAAACAATGGCAAACCAATTTTTAGAAGTAAGAACAAACTTAACGCTCGGCGTAAATTACGAAACTAGTGCAGTTGCGCCACAGGTAGAAATGATTTTTTTAACTGCAAACCCAAATTATGTAGTTGGGGAAAATAATACTATCGCAAGAAAAGTATCAATACGCGAATTCCGGATGCAACTTGATCCAGATCACCTAAAGAGATTTATAGTTGATTTAGTAAAAATAGCGGAGAACCTTGACTCTTTTGCAAAGCTAAAGGATGCCATAAATGTGGTTGTAAAAGATGACGCAGAAATTAAAGCCACTAAATCAGAATGACCAGACCCACACAATCCGACCTTGATAATTGGAAAGCAAAAGGACTGAAAGTATTCGATTCTAAGGGGGTGAAGCCTGTTGGTAAGGCAAGTATGCCAGATGCCAAAGATAAGGCTCCTGTGAAGGCGGGAGAGGGCAGAAAGCGGCATTTAGAGAGCGCAATACAATCTGCCTGTGTCAAATGGTTCGATATGGCATATCCGAAGCTGAAATTAAACCTATTTTCTGTGCCCAACGAAGGAGCAAGGACACCCGCAAATGGGGCAAGGATGAAAGCTATGGGGAGACGCAGGGGTGTTGCTGATTTGTTTTTATCAGTACCAATGGAGGATAGCCGGAGTAATGACGGCGGTAGTGGGTGTTTCGGTTTATTCATGGAAATGAAAGCCGAAAAAGGACTGCAATCTAAAGAGCAATATGCATTTCAGTTAGCAGTCGAATCGCAAGGATACCGATATGAAGTAGTCTGGTCATTCGATGATTTCAAAATATTAATTGATAACTATTTAAAATAAACAACATGAAATCAATACTCTGGTCACACAAAGCGAATCTAATTTTTCACCAACTATTCAAAGGGGAGGTTAAGACATGGAGAAAGTTCAAGCTGGCTTATGATATTGCAGTTATTATTGAATGCGCCGCTTAACTCCCAGCAGTATGATAGGCTCTACAACGGAACTCACGAATTTGACCTGAGAACTATTGCGTTGATAGAATCAAAGTACAGTGACTTCCTTTTTTCTAACGGGATAGGTAATATGATCTCAACAAACATAATGAAATGAGCAACAACACAACAATGACAGTAGCGGAAGCTCAAATGAATGCTTCACTGGCAAAGCACCCTACCTATTATGTCACCGAAATAAAATTGACACCATGAAAAACATCAAATACCCGCTTAGTATTTTAATCACGCCTACCGAAGAAGATGGATGTCATATTGATATTGTAGGTTCAGACACTCAAATTATTGCGAGTGAATTATTAGATACCGAAACTGCTCAATACATCTGCGATACCCTCAACTCCATGCACTCCGATAAGGACGTGGAGGAACTGGCTGAGGATTGGGCAAAAGGTCAGTTTGTCAAATCTGCATCTTTAAATGTAGCGTGTAGCCCCAATCACACCTATGAATACTGGCAGAAAGAACTAGCTAAAGCCTTCCTCGCAGGTCGCGCATCCATCAAGGGGGAGAAAGAATTTACACATGATGAATTGCAGTCAATGTGGGATGCTAAGAACCCCAAGCCGCCACTTTCCACCCTCGCCGATAGCCCGAAGGACTGCGAGGAGATAGCGAGGATGCTAGGAACAGAAAAAACCTCACTTATAGCGCTACTCCCGAGTTCGACCATTTGCGTGAAAGCACGAAAATGGTCTGGAATTGTTAGCCCTGAAGACTCACAAGCTACCTTAGCCTTCTCGATAGCGTTGGTGAAATTCTCCCACCTTGAATAGCCGAGTAATACTTGCAATTCTCGCGCACTCCAAACTTCTAGGCCCTCATACAGATAGCAAGCCTGTTCAAATCGGTCAAAAAGCTCTGTAATTAATTCAGTTTCCATTTTGTAGCATTTTTTGTTTATACAAATGTAGCAAATAAAAATACCCTCAAACACGATATTAGCCCCCTGTGGATAAAATGTTAACCCAATTTATAGCCCTTAGAAAATTATATTTGTATTTTTGTTTTAAAGAATGAAAAATGGATCAATTATTTAGGAGCGATAACGACATTATAGCAGAGATAAAAGAGAAGTATAGCTATCATTTATCCTGGGCTAACAAATATAAGGCAATGCTAGATGCCGCAGATGGTGTGGGACTTACTCAGAAGCCTAATAATTCAGGAGTGCCACCTATAGTTAACAAAAGGAATGATGTGGCTCCTACAGTTTCAGGGAGAAAAAAAGAAACATTTGCGGACATCATTGTTAAGTATTTTGAAGATGGTAAGCCTAAAACTACTATGATGCTATTGACTTTATATAATCAAAATACAAACCACCCATTAGATAGAAAAAACTTATCAAGTAGGCTTTCGATTATGGCAAAACTTACAAAACAAATTAAGAATATAGAGTTTGAGGAGGCGAGTAATGATACTAGATTTTGGTGGGGTTTATCAAGTTGGTTTGATGATAGTGGGCTTAAACCAGATCATTCAAAATACATCTCATTAACGAAAAAATCAACTAAGATTTTAGCTTTAGATTAATAAAAAAGCCCCGAAAGGGGCTATTAAGATACTCCGAACGTTGGAAAGCGTGAGGATAGACTGATAGGGGTACGCATTCGCGCTAAATCAGGTGTGTCACAGGTTTCATTTACTTGTACGTACTCATTTTTCGTAAAATCCACCTTGTCACTTGTTGGTCGGCCTCGGAGAAGTTTGCAGCTTCTTCGGGGCTTTTGTTTAATACAAAGGTATCCCAAATCTATCGGATAACCAAATAGCAATATCAACATAATATTTAACAATTAATATTTGTAACACAAAGTTAAACGTTTAACTTTGTGTTACAAATATGGCAAAAGATAATAAAACAGAGTACGTAGGCATCCGAATGACTAAGGAGTTAAAGGATAAGTTACAGGCTATGGCAGACAAAGACAACCGTACGCTTAGTGACTATATCCATATCCAGTTAGAGAAGATTGCCAAAGTAGGCAAGTAATATATTTTTTGTCCCTTGTGTAAAACAATGTAAAACATGAAAGCATTCAAATCAATATTAGCATTTCAAAAGCACTTCGATACAGATGAAAAGTGCAGAGAGCATTTAGAGCTTAGCAGGTGGAACGGAACACCCGCTTGTCCTTTCTGTGGCTCTATAGGTGTTCATAGATTCCCTAATGGCAGGATATTTAAGTGCAGGGATTGCCGTAAAAAGTTCTCTGTAACAGTCGGCACTATGTATGAGAATACCAAAATACCGTTGACTAAATGGTTTTTGGCAACATATATTTTAACTAATCACAGCAAGGGTATATCTTCTTTGCAGTTAGCTTCATGGCTAGACGTAACTCAGAAAACAGCATGGTTTTTAAATCATAGAATACGCGAAATGCTGACAGAGAAAAACCCAGCACTATTAGAAGGTACTGTAGAGATTGATGAAACTTATGTTGGTGGATCAGATAAGAACAGGCACCAGCACAAAAAGAAAGGTAAAGGCTCTAAGGCTATGTATGAATCAGAAAGGAAAGGCAAAAGCCAAAAAACTGATTATCTAAAATAAAAAATCCTGCGCCAAATAATGACGCAGGACTATTCAAAATCAAATTCTTTTGGTTACTTCTTAGCAGCAGCTTTGATGTCTTTGTACAATTTAAAAGCATCAGCGATAGTAGCTACCACCTTTGCGCCTATTGCATCCTCAGACACATTCTTGACATCGGATACGATTGCAGATACGGTAGGATTGCCTATCTCTACTGCGATAGCATCAGCTACGTCCAGTCCCGCTTCAAATAGCTCCACAGGGCTTAGTTTTGGTGTACCTGACAGTGCAGCCAGTTCAGCTACGAATGCGCCCTCAAATAGCTCCGCAGGGATATTCTCAGGGATTTGATCGAATACGCCTTTTACGGCTTTGGCTACTGCTTTGAGCAGTGCGGTTTGGTTGTCGGTTAATACTGTTTCGTCAGCCATGTGTTTGTGTTTTTGTTGTGATTAAAATGTGATGTAATGTAACGAGATTAGTTCAAATAAAAAAGCATCCCCAAAATAGGGATGCCTATTTAACTTTTGCGAGTGTCTTATTACTTCGCAGCTCTCATATTTTACTGAGTCGCTTGGAATACCCAGTTAGGTACTTCCTCTCGATCGGCAGTAGTTGGCTATTGTAGCATGTATTTTTGGCGATATTAATTTTGCATAAACTTTGCCACGCAGGATGGTCAGGATAGTATCCGTATTGGTAGTTTGCATTTTCTCTTACTGCTATGCAGATTGTCGTATTTCCCCTTTCGCTGACCTCATACGGGGCAGTTACTGATACGGTTTGCAGGCAGATTGCCGGGCCGGTTGTGATCTCATTATATATTGTGGCAGCTTGTGCCTTGTGGATTGCTGTATAGCCAGGCGGTTCGCCAGTGCTAACAGAACCGAAACAGTTTGTGGACGCTAGTGATAGCGCGACTACAAACAACAGTCCGAGCAGTGTTCTTTTCATTCTTGTTTGATTTTGTGAATTAATAATATAGTTCAAATTTAAAAAAGATTATTTGAACGGCAAAATTATATTTTCTGCCAATAATAGTAAAATGAGTTTTTTCATGGCTGATAAATTTTAACAAACGGGAAAGTGTGCGTAAAAAAACATGAATTAGGTGTCATCTATTTTATTACAATTTTCGGTAACAATTGAAATGCTATTAATTCTTGAATCTTCGCCCGTTCATCCTCAGATAAGTCCATAAAGTCAATAGATACCTGCATCTCTATCTGTTGTGCCCCGAAATGAAGCCGTCTACAGTGCCTGACTGTCCTTTGCATCCTTCGCTTTAGTACTCCTTGCTTATCCGCTCCATCCCTGTTTTTGAGCCATTCCAGTATTGCAGGGGATAGGGTTTCACCGAATAGGCTAAGGTCGTCTAAAAGTTTAAAGATTAGGGTGAAGTCCATTATCCAAATTTACAAAAAAAAACGTAAGCGGCAATGATAGCCCAGATTACGCAGACTGTGTATAGGATGATTTGACGTAGGAAGAGGGTTATTTGCAAAAGGTATCTCATTGGTCTTCTTTATTTTTCATATCCCGAAATGCTACATATATCCACAGTATCAGGACTACAATGACCGATGCGAATACGGGCGTGCTGATGTGGGAGTTATTGGTCATTATTTTATTCTCTTTTTATTCCGCTTTTGAGTGCCATTATTAGGCGGGATAAACTTACTTGTATTGAGATGGGTGACGTAAGCCATTTCACGTATCATTTTTACATGGTCTAGTACTTCTTTTGAACTTAAATGACCAATAAAACTATTGATAAAATCATCAACTATCTCAACTTTATTTTTCATACTTTTTGTTTTTTATTATTCTCCAACGCGCCATAAGACTTTTCAAAAATATCAGGCTTGCATGGGTAAAAATCCCGATCGCCTGTGGGGAATGGCTCTTTTATAATCCAGTCGTTTTGAAAGGCTTTCATGACGCCCTCTTTAGTTTCAATTAGTAAACTAAAAATTGGGGCACCCTTACCCGCTATATATGCCGTTTCACTCTCTAACTCTACGTCTAATTTCTTACATACAAAAATCTCAATTTCTTTTAGGTTAGAGTTCCCATTCCATTGGATAGCTTCAACCACTACTGTCTTTTTTATAAATTTTTGTATCATTTTATTACAGTTGATTTATGCAAGTGCATGATGCTATTTGATCTTATACATTGTAGCCTGACTTTTGTTTCAAGTACTTCTAACACTATCCAACTTGCGCCACTGTTCGGGATGCCTACGATTTCACCCTTGGTTACGTCATTCAATGTGCGGATTGGTTTGGTCATGAGGCTAGATTGAAATCGGAGAAGTCAATTAAAGTATAGCTGATATTGCCCTGTATCTTCTTTAAGATAGGCATTACATCATTAAGGTATATTTCATCCATAACCTGACAGCCTGCGCTTAGATTATCCACCGTTGAGCCATTGTCACCCCGCCAAGAATGAAAGTTGATGCCGAACATTCCAGTGACAGACGAGAACTTATCAATAGTACCCCCCTCTGTTTTATCGCGATATATTTTACATGGTGAAACTTGCATCAAATATTGATCCCCACTCCACCCACCTGCGGGCCGGTATGACCACATATCTTTATATTGTCCGGGCGCAAGACAAGCACACCCGCCGACCTGTGCTACATAGGCATCATTCTTTTGGTAAGATGAACCTGGTTTGGTTGACATGGGGAAAATAAATGTATCACCTGTCCCTGTGAATATTGCGCCCCAATCGGTGAACTGATTTGTATAATCATCCGACATTCTGATTCCTACTAAATTGGCAAAGTCATACCCTTTGGCATTGAATACAGATGAAAGTTTATCGTGAAAGATTTTAAGTGCAGCTTGTGAAGCACTCCCTAAGTCACCATCTACGGTAAGTCCCGCCTTGATAAGCTCATTCAGACCCGCTTGTGTTGATTCCTGTATTGTCATATTCCAAATGTAAGCATTATCCCGAATAGACCAAATTTATTTTTTAGTCCCCATCGTAGTCCTGCGCATAATTAGGATATAGCTTTGTATGCAAATTGACTATCAACTTATCCTGCCTGTGCTCACTGGTTTCCAGCTCCGTAGTCCTATGTTCGACCCTTTCCATAAAGTCGCATACCTTTTGATCGGATTTTGCCCGTTCAATACTTGTAGATAGTTGCGCTGAAAGTAGTCCTATGATGACAGTCAGCAATGTGGCGAATATAACCGTTTCGGCATTCTCTAAAAACTTTCTCCAAGCTGATTTTACGATAGGTGGCATTATGGTTTTGTTTCCGTTTGTTGATGTGGAGCAATAGAATCAAGGTCCATCGGTACATCATTTGTTTTAGCTGTACCTGATGCTTTTTCGATAGTCTTTAAAAATCCTGATGTGGTAGTCAGGACGGTCAGGATATACACCCGCAAATCGTTAGGGATCCATCCTGTTGGCATTGGTGCGAGCAATAGACCTATGATAGTGGACATAAAAATAAAGCCGTTAGCAATCGTTTTAAGCTGCTGTGGTGAAGGCTCTGATAATTGAGAAACCCCTATTTTTACATTGCCTATTTGTAATGCCATGATTCAGTTTTTAATACCAAGTTGATGTTCCGCTGTCGTATGTCAATATCTCCACACTGCCAATTATCGGACTGACTAATCCGCCTAATACTGTACCTCCTCCGTAAGTCACATTACTTACTGCTTGGTCAAATTTTATTTCAACCCTATCATTATCCGCAGGTGTGGCTGGTAAATTTATAGTGAGTGCTAAAATGGGTGCAGCGGGATTGACTATGTTCATTTGATTGTCAATCGCTGTAATGGTTGCTCCTGTAGTGGGAGTGAATATCGTATGAGGTAAATTTGGCACTTTCTGCCATGTCAGATTATTACTTGCATCAGCAACAGCTATCTGTCCTAATGTGGGTGAGGTTTTTGGCAGGTTGTAATAAGCAGGACCGATAAATTCAAATCTGATGTTATTTGTCTTCCAATTTCCTGTGATACCTACTGTTGAATCACTTGATCCACCTAAATCTGAACTTAATATTGCAAAACCACTATCAGCAAAACCACATCCTACGACTGTATTACAATTATGAATGGAATCATTAATAAAAACAGCTCCCATTCCGCCAATGCCATTAGATGCAAATATAGCAGCTTGATCAAATGTATATAGACTTCCTACCACATTCAGCGCACCGTCACTAGCTCCTATCATATTAGGAGGATATGATGTCCCTGCATTGCCAGTTAATCCCCATCCACCTGATCCACCTGATGTATTCACATTGCCATCTGGAGTAGCATGAACTCCATCGACGGTGAGAACCCTCACTCCGCTACCCATTGGAATGGTGTCTTTATAATTGCCTGTAAGGTATTTGGGGTAGTAAGTAGTATAGTCATTGGAATTAGTGTCCACATAAGCTAAAAAAGCACCATCTACATTTGCGACCATTGCCAATCGAGAGTTAAATACACCGCTAACAAAAGATTGAACACTGACCGCTGACCCTATTAACCCTGCTGTTGTAGCTCCATTTGCATCTAATATATTTAAACTATGCCTCTCTGCATTGAGTGAAAAAAACTGATAGCCATCCTGAAAAGCTCCGAATGAAAAGTCAGAAGTATCTTGGTGAAAAAATGATCCTATCCCACTGCCACCATTAAATATAGCCCTTTGCCAATTTACTGAATCTGCATTATTTATGTGAACATAATTGGGAGAGGACAAGGCTATTTTAGCAAAGGCATTTTGTGCGCCAATTTGGAAATAGCTTTGTCTTGACCGATCCCTGTTAATGCCATATAGTAGTCCCACTGCACTATCCCCGAAATCAACCGGCTCTGCATCAAGGGCTAATTGAATTCCGTATGAGGAGTTGCTAAACCCCGCAATACTATCAGCTCCCGGAGCAGATAAATCTGGTTTATACCACATATTTATCCCCACCTTTTTTCTACCTGTTGAGTCAAATCTATTTTGAATCAAAGTTCCCTCATTCCCTTTCACAAAAAAGAGGTTAGTCCATCCATTAAAGATCAGCTTACTAGAAGTATCTACCGTTACCGTCCTATTAGTGTTGGCAGGGATCGTGCCGTCTGAGTTGTAGATGTTGGCTGTATGGATACGAGCAATGGAATCTAGTTCGTATTTGGTAGCTATGTGACCGCCGAATAATGTGTCTGTGTATGGGATAAGGTCGCCCCAGGCTAAAGTATCTCCGAAGATCATAGTATTTAGCTTTCTGAATCCACTATCCATATTTGGAGCGAGGATGTATATGCTATTAAGATACCATACTGCTACGATAGAGTTGTTATAGACACTCGATACGGTCAGTTGTGGATACCATTGATTTACATTGTACGATACCCGCAGAGAATTTTTCGGCAAACTCAGCGAATCCGCATGGGTGCTATCTACAAATAAAACATAATTCCCCGCATCGTAGACGTTATACACATAATGGGGCTGTGCCTTTACTATTGAGCATATACAGACCAAAATTATGATTAGTGATTTTCTCATTATTGACCTATTACTATGACGTTAAAAATATACTGTGTGGCATCTGCTAAAGCCGTACCGCCTGATGTAAAAGCTATGCCTGTTGTTGCCTCTGCGGGAGTGATTAGATAAAATGCGGCCGAGGTAGAATTTACATTCCTTGATTGAATAAATGCCAATGGTATTGCTGGATATGACGATGTGAATGCTACCGTTAAGATGTTGGAAGAAGTACTGCACCCTGTCCCTGTGGTCAGATTTACCCTAAAACCTACTGCATTGCCCGTTATCGTAGCGACTGCCCCTGTACCTGCCCCTGCGCCAAATGAGGCGGTAGGGTTGATAGCCTGATTACTGAGGATGATGGATGGCTGATATGCGGCGAGTGCGTTCTGTACAAAATTATCATTGGATATTTTAGTCGTGTTATCTCCAAGTGATTGTGTTGGTGCTGTGGGTGCGCCTGTAAGTGCAGGACTAGCTAAAGGCGCGAGAAGTGCCCTTGCGGTTGTGAGTAAGGCAGTTGTAACTACCTCTGTCGTATTGGTAGATAAAAGCAATGTAGGGGCGCGTAGCTTTGTAAAATTACCACTATTCGTCCCCTCCAATGTATCTACTGTATTGGTAAGCTGTGACTGCGATACGTAATTCAGCAAAGTATCAGACAAGTCAGTATTGTCAGGATAGTTAGCGAGTATGCTTGCTATGTTCGCTGGGGGTGAAGTGACTGTCCATGCAGTCCCATTATAGGTGCAGGTTACAAATAAATTGACCACTCCGCTACATATCTTTGTGTATTCCTGACTGAGTATAAAAATGCTGTGCCCGTTCGGATGGATATTAGTACCGTTGAACCAAATGGTAAACTGTGAGCCGATCAAAGGTGTACCGCTAAAGATGATGGACATATCAGATGATAGCGTGAGGGTATCTTTGGTAAGAAATACCTGTGTGGTACTACCCGCATAGATAGTCACCGAACCGCTTTGCAGGTGCAGATTGGCGGTGTTAGGTGTGCCTACTGCGAATGTGAGTAGTGCGCTTATGCTGAATAATATGCTAAGAATTATTTTTTTCATTGTCTTAATTTTACCAAGTGGATCTAATTGACCGTCCCCATCCACTTCCTGATTTGGTGTAGATATAATTTGCGTCCTGTACAATCATTCCTACGCTACCATATGTGTCTGCGCTTCCTGATGGCGTGTGGGTAGGGCATATGGGTGTCCATGAGCCTAGTCCATCTGATGCACATGTAAAGGCATATCCCGCCACCTGTGTGCCGTCTACGATTTGAACTTTCCCTGCATTTTTAAAAACTGAATCACTCGCGGATATTACCTTATATTTATCATTAACGATAATACCTGTGGAATTGAAAGCTCCATCTAAATCTCCCAAAGCACATTGTATATTTGACGAATCAGCAATTTCAGATACGGCATAAAAGAGTCTATTGCCAATAGAATCAAATGTTTCTACCCCTCTAAAGCTCCTATTTTTACCTACCGATAAATACGTTACCTTATTACTCTTTAAAAGCAATGTCTGATAATCCGTAGTCCCCACAAAGTTCACTGCTGAATTAGTCCCCGCATTGCCGTGTAGCTTCCAAAATTGAGCGGTGTCTAATGGTGCTGTCCATATCCCATGACAAAAGCTATCTGATGTCAGATTATACCCGTTATGACAAGTACCGACATGGATATTGACGGGACCGTAAAAGTTCATCGTGTCCCGAAAATTCCTTACTCCCTGCGCTTGGTCAGGTATAGAAAAGAACATCGCTAATATAAATATGATATTTCTCATGTTAGTTTGGTATGATTGCTAATGATTGAGTACTTAAAACCGACCCGCCTACCCATGTGAAGGTGCCCGTTGAACTGACATATGTGTACCTTGTCGTAGGGAAGCAAAGCAAGCCGTCTATGTACACTGAGAACCTTGCATTTGGTATGTTCACCAAAGCAGCATTGACATAGGTCGAAGTATTGTTTCCTGTGCCGTATATAGGTGTAAATGGTATTGGTGATGTCCACGATAACTGAGTATATCCCGTATTACCATCTGATGTTAATACTTGTCCAACAGTTCCCTGTGTGGGTGGGAGGGAGTATAGTATGTCTAATAACCCATTGTCATTTACAAATGCGGCGACAACATTAGATACATTAAAATTATATAGTGATAACGCATTAGTCGCAACAGCCCCATCACCTAAGCTATCGGTAACATAAAGTGTAGAATAGGTATCGTTCCAACTAAGTCCATGATTAGACGAGAATACGCCCCCTATACTGTATTGAATGTCCCCGCGTGTACCACTAGCCCTTGGTATCTTTTTAATGGTAGCAATAGTCTTGAATGTATCCGCGAATGTCGGAATGACCGAACCCGTATCAACAAACGGGATATAGCTTCTCAAAGAACTTACAGTAGCCAATACCGATGTATCTAATGGTGCCCATGTGATCTTACCGAATGAATCTGACTGTGCAAAGTATCCATTATGCGCGCCTAGTGACATTATCACGCGCGCCCTGAATGTTGCCGTATCTTTTAAGAACACATTATTTGTAAATACCACAGGTTGCCTCAGTGTATCTACCCATTGCCCCTTTGCAATAAGTGAACTCAAAAATATCGCTATAAATAGTATCTTTTTCATATTAGTTTGGAATTATAAATATTGGTGTTCCGACATTCACAGCCCCTAATACCCATGTGATAGTGCCCGTTGACGAAACAAATGTCCATTCAGTACCGTAACCCACAGGCATCTTGTCCACCGCTACCCAGAAATTGTTAGGATTTATACCTATCAAAGCGTTATTCTGATATGTCGTTGCACCCGTACCTACTGTATAGATAGGGGCAAATGTGCCTGATGAACCAGTGCCGAACATAGCTACCAATCCCTCTATCAGACCTACTCCGCTTGTGGTAGTTGCTGCATTGAAGCTCATTTGAAAGTTCACGTCGATAGCGGGATTAAAAGCCAAGTCAAACGCAGGATATTCGCTTTCTGTTTCGATTGTACCTCCATTGACCACACCGACCATGGTATCCAAAGATCCCGATATGTAGTATTTGACAATTACCCCTATTGTTACCGTAGTCGGATTTTTAAGTTGTACCAATATCTCCGCGATATACTCCTGTGTATTTACAGATTGCGCTGATATTCTCGCCTGAATATCATGCGGTATCAATGACATAGATATATATCCACCCGTACCGCCGTTAATTGGCGCACCTCCCTGATTTGGTACTATCCCCGCCACAGTGATTTTGATGCTATCACCTGCATTGTTCAAAGTGAACGCAGGTATGACACGGAATACATAGTTAAAGCCTCCTGTGCCTGTCGTACCGTCCCATGCGTATGGAGGATCAAGGAATGGCACCCATAGCCCACCGAATCCGCTTGTGCCTGATGGCCCTTGTGCGCCTGTATTGCCTGTCGCTCCCTGACTACCCGCCGCCCCTGTCGGGCCTATTGGCCCCTGTGGGCCTGTCGGAATAGTAGCACCATCACCCAATTCTATTAGAGTGATGCAAGTCGCATTTATCGGGCTTATTTGCCCCCTGTTGCAGTTGTTATCCCATTGTCTTCTCATTAGCAGTCACAGTATTTGGTTATTAAACAATCCAAATCGCAATCCGTTCTACATGACCTGACTTGCGCGAGTTCATAAAGGAGTTCTAAGCTTATCAGCTTATCTTCCAAGTGATACGTAGGCTTACCCAAGCACTTAAAGTTCTTGATAGTGCAAAAGGTTTTACCCAAACACCTCTGTATGGTTTCACATTGACTATCCATTGTGCCTATCATTATCAGGTGTTTCCCCGCATTCAGGGCAATCTATCATGCACTTGTCAAAAAGTCGTTCTATGTAGCCATTTATGCAGTTAATATCTGTAGTAGAGGCTGCAATGATCCCATTCAGCTCTCGCCACTGGTTATATACTTCCTGTTTTTCTTTTAGATCACACCCATGCAAAGTGCTGATTATCTTCTTTTCTAAGCATCTCCATGTATTTGTGTATAGCAACGTGTTAATAGTTTCCGTTGCTAACAGGCATTCCGATGAATAAGGCGTGGCGTACACGTTGAATACTATCTTATATATGCCATCAGGGATGCGAGAATACAATCCAAAGCCAAGATTCTGAGGCGTAATGATTGCCGTATTATTGGCAGCATTTGGCACATATCCGAGATCAAAAGCTACGGTATTGCCGTCCGGCGTTGTCACCACAAATTCAGTCCTTGATACATCGGCATATGCAGGGTTTGGTGTACCATAGCCACCAAGATTATCCGTAGCATATCCAAAAGTTTGATCTACAAAGGTCAAAATCCTGCTATCCGGGTCTTGAAGGAATACTACGTTTGCCTTTAATCCGCTTGGCAGTACCGTTCCGCAGCATGGCATTACAAAAGGTATCTGTAATGGCGAGCAGGTAATGGCATTGTCAGTGACAATAGTATATTTTAACTGATAGGTCGTATTGCCTGTAAATCCCGTCAGTGCGAAATTGGCTGCGGTCAGGCAGATAGAAGCAAAAGGAGCCGCCGTTGGTCTGTATGTAGTAGTGTATGGGCTTCCTAGTGTCGCACCCATGCTATCCAAGAGCGTGAAGGTGACTTGGATTATATTGATGATCGCAGGGAAGTTAGGTGGGCCATACCCGTTCGGATTGATGACCCCGACGCCTCCCGAAGTTACCCCTGTGACATCAGTGAAGTTCAAACATTGCCTATCACAGTCAAACATCAATAAGCCGTCTATTACCGCAGTTATACCCGCACACGTCTGTTGCCCACAGTTCTCATTGGTAGCCGCTATTGAGCGCGCCACATCTGAGAAAAGTATCTGTGCTGACATGGTATCAGGCGTTGATTCCGATACGCAGTTTGTTGATATATTTAGATATGATAGCCCTGTTTCGTGATTTGTGTCGTATTCTGCCAACCAAAGGTATGCGGGCAGTACAGATTGTAACCAAACTAAGATAAGGGGCGTATTCTGACGAGATAGAATAAAAGGAAGTGGTGGCGTATAAACAATGCCATTGACCGTGACAGAAACTAATGTGTCCCTGTTTTCGACATGTTCAATTGGAATAGTATAATTGTATAGAGCCACTTTGGGGTATTTTCTCTACACTATCTGACACTATCTTGCCACAAATATAATAAACTTACTTTAAAACCCTGCCGTCTTTTTTGCTATATCTATTGGGTAGTGTGGTATGCCTGCCGCTTCGGTCGTAAAGTTGATGAAATCCTTTATGGCTTTCTTTTGTTTTGATCCATCTGTAATAGCATGAAATCCATCAGCAAGTGTAGTCCCTCCGTCCGTTACAATCTCAAAAGGAGCATATGAAAAGTCCCTGCCATACACGCCTGACTTGTATTTTGAGTACACCAAATCAACCACTGGTGCGGCGGCGGGTATGTTATTGAACAGACTTTTTGTAAACTCACCCTGCCATTCATCTTCGGGCTTATGTAGAGCCAGGGTAGCGGCACTACCAAGTAGCGCAAGCCTGCCCGTTGCGATAGTAGCTGATAATGCAGCATTGGTCACAAATACGTTCATGGCCTGAGTAGCCATCTTATTCAGGTTTTCTCTTGAGGGATCAGAAATGTAGTCTATGACCCGTGAGTGAAAACCATTAAATGCCGCTATCTTCTGAGTGCCGAATAAACTTAGTGATTTGGATAAAACGTCGTTCTGTGTAGCCAACATTGACCTGTGACCGTCATCTGAGCTATGCTGTGATTCCGTGATAGCCTGAGTGTACAAGTCCCCTACGCGCTCCCTGAATTTTGGCATTGTCGCGCCATAGTCAAAAAGCCCTTCGTCATTTGCCATCATCTTGGCTGCCGTGTAATACATGGCTCCAATAGCCTTGTCCGGTGTTTGAACGTTCTTCAAAAGGTCATTTCTATTGATTTGAAACCTATCACTTCCGAATACCTTTTTAAGTCCCTTGTTCAATACATCAATAGACTTACTATCCGATGTCTGCATGAATCTTTGAAGCTCGCTACTGCCGTAAGTATTTCTGTATAGGGCGTAAGGTATGCGCTCATTCATTTCATCATAAATGGCTACGTTCTTTTTGTCTTTGCCCCACCAATCGGTGAACATATCATAGTTAGCTATGTCTTTGCCCATACTACTGAAAATGACACTTTTGGCTCGGAATAGGTATTTTGCGGGAAGAGTATTTACAGCCAAAGGGATAGCTGTCATTTGTTCGGCTGATACAAAAGGGTTCATTCCTATCTTTGATAAGATGAAATTTGCCATCATTCCTTTGCCTGTCTTACCTAGCACCCCTTCGCTTTGCGGGTTAAACACGTTTTTCTTATAGTCCACCCACCACTGCGTCTTATGCTCTAAGCCCAAATCCTTTATTAGTTGCTCGTTTGCCCTTAGAAAATTATCAACATTCCGCATAGGGATAGTCCATGCTGCATACTTAGAGTTGCCATCCCTGTAACTTTGCATGGTTTCATAGAAGTCCCCTGCACTCATTTTGACATTTTCGGATGGGGAATATGTTTTGTGAGAGGCTATATCGTTGATCCACTTGTTTCGGTTCGTCTTATCCATTATGATATTCTCGTCACCGGCCACCGTGTGCGGGTAATAGAATCCTTTCTCTTTCTTCTCGACTTTCACTTTTTGTAGGCCTTCCGGCAAGCCTGACTGATTTTCTTCTTCGCCACCGTCTTTTGCTACAACTGCCAATTCCCTGCCGTTCTCCAATTTAAAGACACGGTTTACAAAAGTTAGCAGATGGTTTGACCCTTTCACCCATGTATCTTTTATTTGGTCAAGGTGTGGCGCAAATTCAGCCTCCATTTCCTTGTGGTCATTATAAGAAATCAATACCTCTTTAGCATCCCTTCCCTCTATTTGACGCTTAAAAACAAAGGTCATGCCCTGCTTTTCGGGAGCTATTATTTGTGAGGCTTCGCCTTTAGTCGGGTCTGTTTCCTGTATAGATGTACGCTCCGCTTGTTTAGCATCAGTATCACCTTTCCCATACCACATAGCCGCCGAATTGCCCCTTTGCCCCTGGGCGTATATGTCAAGCCTCTCCGATGTGGTCACGGGTACACCTGCGATAAGTCTTGTTTCCAGTTCTGTTATCTTAGCATTTGGATTAGACGCGGCACTTCCTTTTCTTAACCAGTCCGATTCATACAGTGTTTTTACCGCCCTGTCAAATGAGTTCTTATATGTCGCCTCCCTGCCAGTTGACCCATCTGCCCCCGTCATGCCACTTACTATCTTATTGAGAAGCCCCTCGTTCAACCCTGTGAAGTTTTTAGCCCATCCGTTAAGATGTTCGGTAAGCCCCAAAACAGATTTATCAAATTTGTCGTATAGTTTTAACAGTGACGGGTGATCGCCTATCTTTTCAAGTATGCGTTTACGGAAGGTGGAAATGTCGGCTCCGCTTGCTTTGACTTGATCTTTGGATATTTTTGTTTTTTCATCCAACAAAACATCATCTTTGACGGAATCCAAATAAGCCTTTTGATAATAATGCTCAATCATATTATCATACATCTTCCTAAACTCTTTTGAGTAAACAGGTTCTCCGTCTTCTTTGGTAGCTCTCATGTCAAGCCTACCCTCATTGACTATCTGACTAGCCATAGCCTCAATATCATTGGCAAACTTATTGCTCTCCAATATTGCCTTTGCGGGTTTTAAGTCAAGTGTGAAGTTTTTATCATTAGGGTTGCCTTCACGCCGAGAAGATGTTGTTTCTATGATACTATCCAACTTGGTAGAGAGATAGCTTCTTATTGCTTCCCTAGGCGTTACATTGGGGTTATTTGCTTCAATAGCACTTTGTACAGCACCGCCTATTCCTTGTCTTAGTCCACGCTCCTGATTAAATCCCACTTGGAATATAGGTTCCGTAGATACCCCCTCTGAGTGAGGGATAAATTTATATAGGTCGTTTTGCGGTACTGTGCCGTTTACTTCAAATCCTGTCAGTGTGGTACTGCCTTCAATGTCTGCCGTCTGTTCGCGGGTAAGTTGATCGGCTGCCCCTTCCTGTGCCAATTTATTGTATATCCTGCCGGACAGATTCTCCAAACTTTCATACTGAAATCCGTCAGGTATTTTTGCCTTTGTGGTATTCTCTATATGCTTTTTTGCAGCATCGAAAAGTTTATCAGTCCACATTTCTTTAGGTATGTTCTCTAAAGGATGCTCTGAAATATCGGCTATATATTTTGACGCTACCGATTCAAGTATTTCCTTTTCACCTTTTGCGCCCCCGTCTATGGCACGTTGTATGCCTGCCCCGTCCTGCTTTGCCAGTTCTAAGCCTTGCTGATATATGTCGGCAGCAAAGGTTTTAGCCCAATCGAGCCATGACTTACCCGCCTCGTGTACTTTGGTAGCCGTGGTCATATCCATACCTGCCACATCTTTTAGTCCTACCTTACCGAGAGTGCCATCTACCCATTGCTTAGTAGGCTCTGATATAGGTGTAGAATGAGGCGGTTCTTTTGCTATCCTACCATCTTCCTGTTGGAGCTTATTGATGTCCCTTACGTGCTTTGCTATATTGAAAGCGTCAATAGTCTTAGAGTCAATGGAGGGATTTGCTTCTTTATAAGATTCCTTTATGTAGGGCGCGAGGTGTGCTAGTTGCTGTTTTGTGCGCTCACCCCCTTCAATAAAATAGCGAATTTGTTTTGGCAATGTATCATACCCCGCCTCAGAGAGTACTTTTGTATATTCCTCTGCCTTCGATTTTAGTTCGTCCGGTGTTAAACACTTTGCCATTACCAATCTTCTGTTTCGTTTGTAATACTATGATCGGTATTTAAAATATCGTCATAGTTGTCATCCGCCGTTGGCACTTCTATTTCACATTCATCATCATCCATTGCTGAATAATTTAATGCCAAATTTAGTCAATTTATCCATCTCTTCCTGCGCCTTGCCCATAGTCTCTAAACTAATAACCAGTTGATGCGCCTCAATCTGTTCTGCATTTTTCTTCACATGCTCCAATGCTTCCTCCAAAGTATTGCCAAGTCCTATGACAGCCCCGATTACATTTGTAGGGAAACTTTGTGGTGCGATATAGTATGTATCTTTTATTCTTACTGCATTCATCAACTTTACAAACTGCTTTATTTCGTCAGGGAAATAAACAGGCAGCCAATTATCCTGCGCCCACTCCGAATACATCATTATTTCTACTCCCCATTTAGCAGCCGGTATCGGATCAATAACTTTGCCTTCGCTACCGTACCATATTATTTCAGCAAGGTTGCTATATAGTTCCTGACAAAGCTCTGTGGGGGGAGACGGACAGCGCATTGTGCCGTCTATCATGTATGCCTTTTTATCCTCTCCAACCCTTATTTCGGTTGAAAAAAATCCCCTGTACCCGTACCCCTTGAATGTGTCTGAAATCTTAGTGTTGAACTCCGTAACCTCTTTTGGGATGTCTTTATATTCGCGCATTTCCCCCACATATCCGAGGTCTTTAACCTCGATACCTACAACGGATTTAGACGGATATTTGCCGTCAATAGTATATCCATCGTAGCCGATTTCGACCTTGTTATCGAGCTTATGATCTACGATAAATTCAGTTATATATTTTAATGGCCCCATTTCATGCTCAATAGCATCCAGTTTGGGCTCTATCATTTTATAGTTTGGAGAATTGAACGTTTCAAAGTGTCCGCGCCATTGCGATATTTTTACATAGACATCTTCGTTCTTTTTTAGGTACTCACGCAAGGCATCCATACCCGTAACAACTTCATATTTACCAACAGGCAAGCCAAGTTTATTCATGTGCTTCTTCATGCGGTCACGGTCTATCTCCATATCTTCTCCCGTTCTACTGCCCCATACCCGCTTACCGAGAGATTCAATGTGTTCCTGTAAGTCCCCAAAATACACACATGGGAATACAAAAATATCGACTTCATCAAAATGCTCCCAGATAGAATTTACGCGGGTGATATTAGGCATACCATATCCGATCATCCCTTTGTTCATCTTTGGATATGGTTCTTCCCATACTGTGTAGTATAGGACTTCTTTGAATGATTCGCCAAGTTTCGATGCCAGCTCTAAAAACATGCCATCATCTATGACCATGCAAACCTTATCTTTGATATTGTCCTTGGTCATATTCCAAATTTATCAGAACGGGGTTTGCGCTCCCTACGAGTAATAGTTGGTTCTATCTGAGGACGCTCTTTAGGCTTGGCAGCATGAAGTGCAGCGTGGTTCTTATTGACATGGTGCATCAGCTTTTTTCTTGATTCAGGTTCTATATTGGCAAATCTCTGATTAATAAAATTCTCCATTTTATCATCGCCAAGATAATCCTTCATGGCAACCAAGTATTCCATACTGGTTTGTATTTTTTGCTTTTTATCCATATCAGAAAGGACAATTTTCGTCCTCGGTTTCTTTTGAAGTAGCTAAGTTATCTAATTCTTTCTTAGCTTCACCAACTTTCTTTTCTGCCACTTCTTCTGGATGTTCAGCCTCCCATTTCGCTTTTCGCTCGCCTTCCCTGTTATGCTCATCCTGTACCTTTGCTTCCGCCCTTTCGGGGATGGACTTTATTATATTCCCATTAGAATCACTGAAATCCTCTTTTAGTCCCGCCACCATGCTACTTTGCTTCTCATGGCTATGGGTAACATCAAGTATTATATTTTGCGCCTCATTCTGGTCTATTGGGTCATGTCCGCTATCCTCCCATTGGCGTTTCAAGTCCCCTGCAAGTTGGTCTAATGTTTTGGTTACTTTGGTTTCTGTGTCTTTGGTGCTATGGAATAGCCACCTTCGGTTTCTAAACTCGGCAGGATCTTCTACTTCGCCACGTATATTTTTTTGTTTTGTGTATCCGGTGTCCTTTCTTATTTGCTCGGTGTCCTCTAGTTTACCAAAGTGCTTAAAATTCTTATTGATGCCAATAAAATATTGCATTACCAATTGACTAAAGGTTTCTGGCTCTGCGGCTGTAAGCTGCTGTATTTCGGTCCCTTTATCTTTTTTAGATTCGGGATTTTCTTTAGGACTATTTTTTGCCGCTATTGCATCAAGATCGTCAGCTAAATCAGATAGCGCATCAGACAATACCTCGTCTTTTTCAATTTCGGGTATATCTTCTTCTATTGATTTGGTAAGGGATTCTTTTTGTTCGGGAGTATATTTATCATGAGTTTCGGTAACGTCCTTTTGGAGTTGCTCTTCGGGCGAAACTTGACGTGCTTCGGGAGGCTCTTCCTGTGCGATAGGTGCTGGATTTTCAGTTGCCGAGGATTTCTCGGTATCTTCTTTTGGTGCTTTTAAATTATGGCTATACTTTGAGTTATCCACCGCTTCATTGCCGTCTACGATTTCCGTATGCTTAGTTCCATCTTCGGGTTGAAAGTAATGCTCTTTTTGTGGTTCTTCACCCGGCAATGAGTTATCCCTTTCTGCAATAGTACCTTTACCAAGTTGGCTATGTGTAACCGATTCACCGACCAAATCCTTATACCTGACACCGTTTCCATCAGGTGTTTTCCCCTCTTTAGCTTTAGCCCTTGCCTCCCTGTCAAATCCCTCCATAAGCGGGGCTATATCGGCATTAGTCTTATAGTCGTGTTTCTGTCCACTTATTTCATTCAGCTTTTGGCGTATGTCCTTAAACTTTCCCGTAGCCGTAGTCTCTGTGATATGCTTGTTTATCTCGGTGTGCTTTTCAATATTATTTGTCCAAGCATCATAGCCGTCTGCTACTCGCGCCTGTAATGCTGAAATAGCGGGGGTGTTATTGGGGTCGGTTTGCTTCAATGATCTTAGTTGCTCCACCAGTCCCCCGTTATCTTTAGCCTGTGGATCAGGATTAGCAGGATGACTAAAGTCATGTATATCCTTTTCTATCTTTGGTTTCTCATTATTTTGGTAGTTATAGACATCATATGATGCCTCGGCAGTTACTTTATCACCGTTTATATCTTTCAAAGTAGCCGATGTTTCAGCCATTTTGTCTATCAAACCCTTCTTTGCGGGTTGCGCCTGTACTTCCGGCTGTCCTTCGGCGGCAGGTTTGCCCTCTACGGCAGGTGTACCCACCAATTCCGCGTGTTGTTCGGCAGTCATTTTGCCCTGTTTAAGCAATATGTCAGCCATTTTATGCACCTTACCTACACCTTCCTGTGCCTTGCCTCCCCTTATTTTGCCATCAAGGTATCCGTATAATGACTGATTGACCATAGGTGTATTGAACATTCCCATTCCCATGCCTATCATAGCCCCATAGATACCGTTTTGGGTGTCATCTATGAAGGAGTTTTTATTGACTTTGTACCCGAATAGGGATGGGCCTGCGCCTGATGGATCATTTTCATCCACAATTTCCTTTGCGCCAAACTTACCTTTGCCCACTTCCTTGCCGTCCCCATACATATTGTCATACATCTGCTCTCCAAACTTCTGTACCGCCGATTGCATATACATCTGACCAAATTCCTTACCTGCTATTTTCGCAGTCTGCCCATTGACGAGCTTCTTTGCTAATTGAGAAAATGATTTTGTAGTGGCTTTGACCGTAGTGGCAAAATCCGCTTCTGATAGTGCCTGTCCCTTTACGCGACCCTTCAAACCTTCCAGTAAGCCCTTCTCAGAAAATTCATTTACTACTGCACCCTCTGCACCAGGCATCTCACCTGCCAAGTATTTCTCCAACTGTCCTGCTTCTGGGCCTATTGCACCGATACCTCCAAGTACGGTGCCAAGCACCAATGATAATCTTGCGGCATCTGCGGGGTTAAGTCCTGCGTGTTGAGCTTCTTTATATATCTGTGGAGTAAATAATAGTGATCCTGATGCTGCCTTTGTCATGACGAGCTTGCTACTTGCCGCCTTGTACAATTGCGTGGCTTTAGCAAGCCCTAATTCGTCCCCTGCGGCAGTTGCTACCTTCACCGCTTCGGCTGCCTCGGCTACGTCCCCTGCGCCTCCTGTGAGGTATGCTAGGGCTACAAACTGGCCGACCATGCCTACGCCATATCCAAAACCATTGAGTACGCTGCGCGCATTGGTAAATTGAAATTCTCTGTTTCCCTTTTCATCGGTCTTGAATATTCCCTGATTATGTTCGGGGTCTATGTAAGCTGATGCGTTTTTATCTACCCATTCATCTACGCCTTTATCAATGTCATCTATGGTCTGAGAGTGTACGCCTGCTGCATTGGTAAACAAACTAGCTAATGCTGTCGGTGTTTTGAGTAGTGAAGGCACAAGTCCATTGTACACAGATTTTACCATTTCTATGGGTGCGCTGTCCTCGCTATGTTTTTCGGGAATGTTGTTGCTATATTCAGTAGAAGGGGCAGTAAGTCCCTGTACTATTCGTTGTTTTTTGATGAAAGTTTCTGCTGACTTTTTTGCCTCTGCGGGTTTAAACCCTTTCTGAATCATGGTATCATAGCCGCCTTTTGCAGCTTGATTTATCTTCTGCATAGGATCAGCGGCGGGCGCACCTTGTCCTTGTGGTGGTGCTACCTGTGCATTAGGGTCTGTCGGCGGTGTAGTCGGTTCTGCCACTTATTAATTGTCATTCATTAAGAAATACTGAGAGTTATCGCCACCTTCATTTTCGGAATCACTTATGTTACCTGCGTTCCTTTCATAAGGAGTTTTGGACATGGTTTGTGTTTCCTGTTCTAGGCCTGTTACTACCTGCGGGTGTGGCTTTCCTTTTTCGTCAAGACCAAAATCCGATACTACATCTATATCCCCCGTTGCATTAGTGTCACCCATGTTCCAAAAATGTGGGCCTCCCTGATACCTTAGTCCGGGTGTTTTTTCGGCTTTGCCTCCCCAATTTGTTGATAGCTTCAATGCTTCCAATCCTTCTTTATTCAGGTGCAATGTAAATCTTGTTCCGTGATTAATGATGTTGCTATTCTTGTCATATTGGACAGCAAGTGTCGTGCTTGGCTCTAAGGTATAACTTCCTCTCGGCAATGCTTTGATGTCAAGGTTATCGTTTGTCCCCACAATTTTCAGGTTGTTTCTTCCCACAAAAGCATCATGATTCGCTACAACTCCCTGCTTAAACCCATTTTCTTTATTGGGCTTCTCATACTCTATCCCTGCCACATTGGTATATCCATTGCCCCACTTACCGCCTACCTCATAGTTTGCAGTTACAATGCCATTGTCTTTATTCGTGGCAGTGCTAGTCGGTGTTATGATTGCAGCGATAGCATTTCTATAAAAGTCGCCTGCATTTAGCTGTCCATCACCCGCACCTTTTTTATAGTTCTTATAAATCAGTGATCGCATCAATTCGTCTTTCAATGGATTTTCTGATTTGTACTGATATGGGTGTTCGCCTGCTTGCAGTCCTGCCATGTACCCCTTTGTCTCTGAGGTAGCAAATTGACGCGCATCAGCTATTGTTCTCCCCTTACCTTTCGCCGATTGGAATACATAATCAAAAACATCTGTCGGGCTTGCGTCTTGCGGTAACTTTTGATGGTTTCCAAAGACTTCACCAAAGTATTTACGCGGGTCTATGTCGGGTCTTTCAAATGCTCCGTTATAATTAATAGCATCCGTTTTGCCGTCATAGTATTCTTTGACATGTTCATCAAAGGTTTTATCTCCCGTCTGCCTGAGTATAAGTCCGGCCGCCGCATCTGCCTTAGCTTTGTTGTAATTGTAAAAATTACTTTGCCCCCTTTGCATTTCATTGGAGTTGATAAGGTCTTGCTGATACTCGTGTAGCTCCGTAAGTCCCCCGCTATCCATGTACCGCGATACGTCACCATGATATTTCATGATGCCATCTTTTATCTTCGTTTTGAGTTGGTCATTTACCGCCGACACCTTTTTTTTGTCGGGATCGAGAAGTCCGGGCTTATTTATCGTGTCGTAGTATTCTGCTAATTTGGCTTGTGCGAGTTGCGAATTATGCAAACTGTTTTCTGCAATGTTCGTACTCTCACGCTGAAACTGTAAGGCACGTTCTGCCATGCCACGTTTAGCATCCCAATTGGTGAATCCACCACTCATGGCCTGTATGGTCGCTGCGTCTAATGGCATTAGCTACCTGTTTTTTGTGTCATTAACCAATCCTGATATTTCTTATAGTCATTGTATGATGGGTCGGCAGATTTATTTGAAGTGTATGAATTTCTAAATCCACCCTTCAAAGCTACCTCATTACCACTTTTTTCGCTGTCTGCTGCCGTCTGCGCCCTTTGCAGTTCCACATCTTTTAGCTTTTGATAGTCGCTGTTCCTACCATAGAACCTATCAAACATGGCATGACTATTTACATCATTCTCTGCCATAGCCGCTAATTGCGCCCCTGACTGTTTGGTAGCATTTATGCGGTTATATTGATCTTCGTATGACTGCCTGTCTAAAGCAAGGTTCTCATTTGCTACGGGGGCATACGCTGATAGGTTGGCGCGCTTTGCTGCCGCGTCTACCGATGCCAGTTGCACCGCAGCGCGATTATGTTGACCGATTGCGGCCTGATCTCCCGCCATGATAAGACCCGCATTGCCGCCGCCGATGTTCCTGTTCCTTTCCAACATGGTTAATAGCGTATTATCGGAATCATTTTTAGCCATAGCCTTATCTGCTTCGGGTAGCCCTTCATATGATTGCTGCCTTACCCTGTCTGAGTATTGCGTCCAGTCGGGAGATATTTGATAAGTAGGCAATGTTTCATTTGCGCCGACCATTCCTAATACTCCTTTCGCTGCACTTGCTCCATATTCACCCGCACTACCCCAATCAAAGCCGTGATTATTTTCTTGGTCGTGTGGGCCTGTGGTGTTAGATGTTAGTGGTGCTACGGGAGATGCTTGATTTGAAGATGCTGATTCATTATTTTGATCGAGTGGGTTTTTTTGGATAGGCATTTCAGCAACGGGTGTGCCATCAGGAGTATGCCTCTGCATGTATCCATTGGCATCTGGCTTATGTGTATTCGCGCCATTCGCGAATGTAGATTTCGATAAAATGTCTCCTTCGGGGCTATCTTTGTGGATAGCGGGTTTGGTCATGTTATTATTGTACTCTACGCCCAAACGCGGTGGTTCTTTTGCTTTGGCTACTGCTTGCGCTTCATCAATGTGTTTTTGAGTGGCATCATTAGTTGCAGCATCTTTTTTGCCTGATTTGTTATAATACCAATCAAAATAATTAAACTTTTTATCGGGGACTATTGAAGCCCTCGTGCCGCTTTGGTCTGGTTTCCCAAAAACATTTTCGTATCCATGCGTAAGCCCCCTTTTTTCTAATTCAGCATTTGCCGCATCTAAAACTTTCCCGTGTCCTCTTGCATTTATACTTGTGGCACTACTCTTTAATGCCGCTAGTTCTTCATTAGAAAGGGTAGATATTCTATCCTCTGGCGCACCACTATTTACTATTTGCTTTAACTTATCAAACTTGTCCTTATCATCATATGATACTTCTCCTTTTTTATCCCACTTGTCCTTTATGCGGTTATATTCGGCAAGTGCATCTTTGTAGTTTATATTCTCCATTGAAGTTACCGTACCGCCTTCTGAATATCCCGTACTGCCATCTTTATGCTCACCTTTCTTTTTTATCTGTTCGGACATCATTTTAAATGCGCCGTCCTTATCACCGCTTTCAATAGCCTTTCTAAGCGCGTCTACGTTGTCCTTAGAGAAAACAATCATTTCGCCTTTCTCTACCCGTACGCCTGTGTCCTTGCCTGTATCAGCGTGTACTAAGGCAATGTCATCATCACCTTTACCGCCTTTGACATGGGCTACACCGCCTTCTGCGTAAGCTGTATATCCTGCCGCATCAAAACTTAATCCACCGCCACCACTATCAATAGCCGGAGCCGATAGAGTATCCATAGAGGCAGTATCACTTACTCCACCTGAACCAGACCCAAAACTATTCATCCCATCTAAGATAGGATTTGATGATTGCACCGATCCCAAGTCGGGAGTGTTTGCTCCCTGATTGAGCATCATATTAGTATTGAAAGGTGCACCAGTACTATCGCCTCCATTGGGATTTTGGAATTGTACGCCTCCACCACCTACACCTGTATTTCCTGATACGGGTGTAAATGATTGAGTCGGAATAGTAGCACCTGTCTGTGGAGTGGCTGTATGATTAGCCAATAGCTGTTTCAATATGTCGCCACCAAATGCTCCTATACCCGCCATGCCTGCCTGTACGCCTGCATGTTGATTGGGCTGATTGACACTGTTTACGGGTCGTCCAGTTGAGCCATACGATATGCCATTGTTGTTTAAGGCATAAGCGGAATAAGCGTCCTTATAGTAGTTTTGCTGATCGTGAAATTGCTTCTCTGCATTGCGTCTTTTGTTTCCATCAGATACCGCTTTTATGGCATCGAATATCGGGCCTCCAAGTATTTCTCCAATACCTTCACCGACCTTTTGCGCCTGACCTTCGCCTTTTGTTTCCTGCTTATAATTTGAAAAGTAATTGAACTGTTGCCCGAAAGGGTCTAAAGCTGCCCCCGTTGCATCACCTCCCGCAGTATTAGTAGCCTGTATCGGTTTAGTTATAGAAGTTATGCCACTATATATCTGACCGACTACCGGCACTGCCTTTATGCCTGATTCTATGCCGGACTTAACCAAGCTCCCCGTAGGGTTCTTCCTTGTGCCGTCTGCATTGTATAAGGAGTTAGGATCGGTATTGTCGTAATACTGATATGGCCCTTGATTCCCAAATGTATTTTCTACTGGCATGGATTACTTTTTATGCTCTATTGCTCTCTCTGTACTTTGTCTGTACATCCGTAATCCTCACAATCGTATCTGAACCATCATTGCCAATCTCATATTCCTGCACACAATACTTTCCTAGTATCCTTGCCCTGTTCGTTAGTTCCCGCATCGGATACCGAAGGAAACCCTCTTCAAACTTCGGCCTCGTATCCACAGTTGGGTCATTCAGTGTTATAGACTGCGCCGCCGTAATAGGAGTGACCAAATTTACTGAATTTATTTTACTTGCACCCGCTAACGTTTCTACGCCTATCTCCGCGTTGTCGAAATAATTAGCTCTCAGTATTTCGGGATTGCTGACAAATTTAAGTGTTGATACCTGATTCACTCCATATATCTGCCCCTTGATACCCTCATTGTGCATGTATATTGTCGGTATGATAGTAGCGGTTGAAATCGGCATCTGAGAGAAAAATGATTGTTTCAGGTCGAAGTACATGGTAGGGTAAAATCCATGCCTGCTTTGAAACTGACTGAGTTTAGCACTAAATTCTACGGTATGTGGATCCCCTACGGTCACTACTCCAGAACGTGTGCTATCCTCTAATCTTGTCGTAAATGTGGTATATATGCTCTCATTCTCAGAATCAAAAACACTATGTATGCCACCTAAGAAAGTTGGGTTATCATAGTATCTTGGATTGCCACCCGTCAATGTTCCACCCCTATCAATAACTAACCAGTAGTCTCTTGTCCACTTGTTAATATTATCGTGGTAATCAAATTTATCTGAGTATGCTTCTACCCCATCTTGGGCAAATCTATTGAGCTTCCCCTTTTCTGCATCTGTCCAATAAAGAGCTTTGCCCGTATTGACTACTGACCACTGATGCTGACACCCATCTTTGATAGATAGGTACTGATGCCCCTGATACCCATTGGCGATGGCTGTAAGGAGTTCCCCACCCCCTGCGGCTATTCCAGTCCTCTCATTGAATAATATACGCGAGAAGCCATATCTCTGCAACATATAGATACTATTGTACCCTCCCATGTATGCCATTTCGGTTATCTCCCCATATTGACCCTGCGCGAACTGTGATTTAGTAGTAAGGAATTGCCGGAAACTATCATAACACTCCCCATATACTTTTTGATTACTGTATATTTCCATCAAGGGGAAATTGTTATTTACCTCCCCGAAACAGGCTTGAAGCGAAGTGTATTGATTCGCGGTATCGGCTGCATTGCATACGGCAGCTATTAAAAAGTCCTCTGACTGTTTAAGCGCATCATCAAAGTACCATATACCATCTGCATTTACTATGGTACTATTGGGATTACAATATGTACTCATAGGATCCGTCCCGTACCGAGGAAATGTAATACCCGCCCTCATGGTGTGGTTATAAACAGATTCTACACAAAACGCCATTCCTATGGCATAATCAGGATAGTTTGCCGTACTGCAATCTGGCGAAGTCTGTGTGCCTATGGCTTGATTAAAGTAAGCGGGTTCTATCCTATCGTAGCAAAAGAAATCCACGTAGGTATCCCCATAATAAACCTCTATGTCGCTAAACGTGTATCTCTGAGTAGTAGGATTTAAGGCAATGGCAAGGGTGTCTTTATTGATAGGTATAAAGTGACCTATGTTATTATAAATTCTGTTATCGAGCCATGACTGCGTGATAGTATAGGCTCCTACACTACGCATGTAGTTCATTAGGTAATAGGGTGTATGGCAGAAATTTCCCGTATTCCCTGTCCAGTCTTTTACCCGAAGGCTTGCTGTTTTAAGCCCCGTATTAGGAGTGCCTGCCACTGAACCCATAGCGGCATCAGATACCAATAGCATTGTATCGGAATGCGCGCGTCCCGTATAGACCTTTCGTGACGCTGAAAATGTTTGATAATCAACAGGGTAATAGTCCTGCTGTGTTCCTATCTCATAATAATTGTATCCCTGACTTCCTTGATAGCCAGGCACATTCCTTGCCTGTACGTACAGATCATTTACACTATATGGTACGCCAAAAAAAGCATTATTGGCAGTATATGCGGGATTATTTAATTCAGGGTTACTGTCAATACTTCCGGGGAATGGCAATGAATTGGGTAATGATATATAGTGCTTATTGAAGAAATGCGGATAGGCTGTATATGTTTGGAGTGATCCCGCGCATCCTACGAATTGATCAGGCGAAACACCTGTGTCCGGGCCAGAATCAGGGATGACAGTAAAATCTCCCGTTTTTAGGTTATAGGGAGCAACGATGCCAATAGGGACAATTGTATCGGCACTTAATGATGTACCAAAAATAGTGGGATCAAAAAATGCATCAGGGCATTCAAATGTAAAAGCATATGGCATTACTTGGATTGGCTCACCATCCGACAACTTCCCTGCTGTACGAGCATACCCTATCCCTAGTTGTTCATACCAGTTATAGCCCGTTACGAGGGGATGGGTTTCTTTTGTATCGTGACCTGCGTTATCTATATATTTGGTCGTATTCAAAATCACTCCCTGCCCGATTACCGCGCCCAATCTTGGCATTTGGACAATAGCAAATCCCGATACCTGCAAATCTCCGTATTGGTCGAATAGAATATCTGTCAGGTCTATGTTCCCAAATTGGATTCCCATTATGATAGGACAGATATTTGCCCCCTGTATTGTGTTATCTAAGATAGGATCACCGCTTACATATGGTGGCTGTGGAATACCATTTACAGAAAATGGAGTATCGGTAAGCCTGAAATCACCTACGCTATATGGGGTAGTTCCCGATGTCGTCCCCGATAGTCTAGCATCGGAAAATATATTATTAAATTGGGCAGGGAAGGTATAGTCTGTGATATGCTGCGCCCATGATGGCTGTCCTTTTCTGTCAAACAATACAAGGGCAAACGGATAGGTATCTTGCCTCATCTTTGATTTATAAAGATGCTCCCATTGAGTTCCTTTGTAATTTGTGTAGTCCTCATGACCTACCGACCCGACCTCATATATTTCCTGATACATAGTCCCGCTACCGCCAAAAAACATGTTCCTTGTGGTAGTATCTGATATGGGGATTTGATTGGTGAAAGGCAGAGCAGATATAGGATTAAGTGTAGGATCAGGGTTGCCATTTCCTATACCAGTCGTATCGCTAATCATCTTTTTTAAAATGGGGCAGCATACTATACCTGCCGTACTTGCTATTTGTGGTTCAGCGTATAAATCTATATTCGCTTTATGCAAATAATTATCCCCTGTGATAGCGTCCGTTTTAGCATTTTGTATCTCGAAATATCTTTGTATAAGTGATTCTGCCGTTATTATTTGCCCTATGTCTACGGTGTGCTGAACGAGTACCGTAGCGGGGCCTGTCTGTGGAATATCCACCTTTGAAAATATTATACCATTTAACGGAGCTATATCAGTTGCCCAATATAGTGCCGCCACTTCTATTTGCTGAAATCTTTGATCCAGTCCTTTTATCTCAAATAGATGCCCTTTAGTCGTTGCCGACCCTGCCGAGGACATAAAGTATTGATTCCAGTCTGTAATGCTCCTATCCTGCGCCGTACATTGGATATGTGCCGTCAAAGCTGACCAAGGGGAGACATACCCGCTTTTACCGATATACCGATACGCATACTGCCGCTTGCCTGAGATAAGCGCGCCGGATATGTCGTGCTGATACTTTACTAATCCCCATGTGAGGTCAGGCATAGAATTTATCTGATGTGCACTATGCCATACAGGATAAGGCAACGTAGACCATACTGTGCCGCTTGGCGGGATTATATTGATAGTTCTTGGTTCATTGTAGTCATCATCCCAATAAACGCGCGTAGTGTGTTCGTTTTCTACGATACCAAGCATTTTGGCGTTCCATGCTGTTTTGAGTTGTAGCCTGCCCTGTCCGGCGTTCGCGCCTACGGGTATTGGCCCATTGGGATCATTGTAGTCATTATAGATAGTTTCATATGAAAATCTACCGAACTGCGGTTGCGATATGACCCCTATTTCGCTCCACCAATTATTTGTTAGCAGCACTACGCATTGCCCATTGACCGTACACTGTCCGATGATGATATAGGGGGGCATTGCCCCACCAGGTATCGGAGGGTATGGGACTAATGGATTGGCATGATTGACAGAAATAGTCAAGACAAGTTTTGTCCCATTGGCATTTTCCCACGCATATGTTCCGTCCTCATTATATATGATACGTCCATTAAAACTATCCAAATAAGACTGCTTCGATTCTTGGCTTTTATCCAATCCCGTGTGCATTCCTTTCTGAAAGGTATTGATCGTTGTTTTTGTTTCGCTCATATTTTACCAGTAATAACTGCCATACCAACGTCTACGGTTTCTCACTCCCATATAGGCGCGTCCAAGGCTCAATATTTCTTCATTCGTAAATTCATTGATGTCATGCCTGCTTTGCTTACATGCTTTAAGCCACTGTGCGTATTGGTCATCCTTCCTGTCATCACGCTCACGTACACATATTTTCCATCCGATGTAGTAAGCAATTGCTCGTTCACATAGGCTTATTATCATTGGGTAGCCATCATCATCCACCGGCTTTAAAAGGTACTGTATTTGGACAGGTGTATTGTCAGCTATTGCGGGGGTGAAGGTGATATACTCTTGGGTTATTACAAAACTATGACCCTCATTAAAGCCTCTATTTGTATATTCTATTCCCATCCTTACGTGTGGAGTAGATCGGCTATTTCTGTTATACCTAATAGAACGACCTCCGATATGTATATCTTCCAATACCTGAAAGTCGGGGCTATTCCTTATTTGATTATTGAGTGTGAGCCTTGTTTCTATAAGCATAGGTGATCCGCCAGGTTGCTTGAATACAAGGTCTTGCGCCTCGGCACTCCATCGCACTAAAGCGGATTCCTGCGTCTGCATGATATTCTCAGAGTAGCCCAAGTTTTCAAGAGCACTTTTGATGGCTACCATGCACGACATAAATATGATGTTATTCTTCGCCATGCCATTTACCCATAGGGCACTCCATTTTTTTAAACATTGTCTTTAAGTCTATGTCACACATGCACTCATTGCAATGCCTTGTTTTTATTACGGGAACAATCGTAAAGTTTCCGCACATCTCACAGGTTGAAATCCTTTCTTGTACTACACTATCCGATGCGTAGTTGCCCTTTCTCGTTTCCTTGATGGCTTCTACTATATCCCAAATGCTGTCCCTGATTTTCATGCGTATGATTTTGGCTTGTTCTTCTCCAAATATTTCATCCTGAATGACGGATCAATCTTCACATCTATGTGCTTATACCTATGCTCCATGTCTATGCTTAAATCCGTTACGCCGTACTTCAAATCCCAAACCACATCATTTTTAGAAATGAACTTTTCTGATACGATCTTCTGTCCGGTGTACATCTTAACCTCACCATACTTGATAGCCGTTGCCATCATTGCCTTGATGTAGTCAGTTGCAAAGTCCCCGTAAGTTACAAGTTTTTTAAATTCAGGTATTTTATTATCCCGCATGGAGTTGCGTTCACGCACCATTATCATGAATAGTCGGGACATGTCAAGGATGCCGAAATGCCTTGCCACATAATTATGTCGCGGTGTTTTTGATTTCTTTATTCTCATTTCCCTGCGGCAAGTTAATACTTTGTAAAATAGTAGCCCATACCATATTATAACAATCCTGCTCTATGGCTGTATCTATCGGATATTGGTCATTGTCCCAATCAAATTCTACCTCATTCCCATTTTCATCATACCTTACTACAAGCTCCGGCCGGTCAGCTAATACCCTGATATTCGCATAACAGGGCACATTTTCTACGTCTCCATAAATATAAATGGTATCTGCAATTTGTTCGGCCCATATAGCGTCACGTTTCGGATAGCGGGTATATTTATTGAGTTGCCCGTATGAGGTGTCTGTAAGTGATATGGTAGTGAGCTTGTCTATCATGCCAAAAAAAACTACTCCTTTGTTTCGGGGCAGGTCAATTACTTTTGGTATGATTACTTTTTTGATGGGTATGCCCCATTTGACATCGAGCGTGTCTGTGATGTCACAAGTGATAAGGGGTACGGCCCCTAGGTCTTGCTGATATTGTGGAGTGATGTCATCCCTTTGCCGTCCTGATTGAGAAAAATATCGGGAGATAATTATTTTGTTCCTTGCCGTTCCAAAGGCAAAAAGAAGCTCACGATCAGAAAAACCATATTCGCGGTTACTCTGACCACCCGCAGGGGTGTTGCGGAGGTGGAATACTATCTCTGCTGCTGTTGGCATTATGCGGCATTGTCACCATCAGGGCTTTTAGGTTTTACATCAAGATTGGATTCTTCTTTCGAAGTTTCATCTTCGGATTCTTTCGAAGTTTCGCCTACGGGCTGATTAAGTAACCGGCCATATGTAGCTGATGGTATATGCGACCCGCCTTTGCCTAGTTGACTAGCAGCATAGGCATTGTGTTCAGCAATAGCCTTATTCTTTTCTTCTTCGGTCTTTGCGCTGACAATAGCCAAACGCAATTCTTCGTGTTTCTTATCTGCCATCGTATTGATTTTTGTAGTTAGGAATAGTGCCCGTAACAGGCTTGGTGTCGAAACCCCTGCCCGGTTGTTTCCAGTTCTTATTCATCGGATTGAACTTGGCAATCTCGGCTGATTTTTTCACGCAATTTTCGCCTGTGATACCTGTCATAGTATCCATTTTTACCCTTGTGCCAGTCATCTTTTTCATGATTAAGTTTTTTATTTATCCGCAATTTTTACAACCTGTTTTACCAGTACCCGACGCTATCATTGTTTTTTTTTGACTTACGCTCTGTTCGCACCCCTTACATCTTCCTGCCTGATGGTCAAGTATGGCTTTCACCATCTCATCCTTTGTTCCTGCTACCTCCAATCCTAGTGATTTAGCTATATGCTTCACCACATCTTCATTCTTGGAGTTTAGCAAGTCTGCCGTTACCGTCCCCATTATCCCCATCATGCTTCCATTTTTGAGGCTATCCTATCTCCTGCCGCCTGCATACGATTAAAGTTTTCGATGATCGAATCCTCCTGTCTTGCACAGATACTTACTATTTCCCTGCCAAGATCATCCGGCTGCTCAAAGATAGCCAATGGTGCTGCAACTAAATCTACATACTTTGGTTGCCTCACATATAGCCCCTCAATCTTTGTCGGCACTGTATCGCTATTAACCAAGAATATAGTACCGCTTACAACGGTTGCTGTCTGTACAAAAGTAGGCTCTCGGTCTGTGCCCTTATTGAATGGATCTTGCTGCAAAACGTCTACCCTGTTATTCTGTACAGGTCTGCAACTGCGACCATCAGGATATTTAGGTGTTGTCACCTTTACCCTTGCCTCGTACCTTACATCTGGTGCTATGCTTGAAATAATAACCTGTCGGCTATTGAGTGCTTCAAACGGTTGTAAAAGAACGCGAATCTTGTACTTATTTTCCGAATCCATCTCAAACCGCTTCCAAAGGAGCCTCACCCATATGTCATAGGACATATTGAATATCTGAGTGAACTCCGCCTCATTGAACCAAGGGCTTCCTGTCTTGTCGTACAGGATATTGCCGAAATCGAATAGCTCTTGGGCGGTCATTCATTATTTTTTATCTTCGTCAAACACCTCTTTCATCTGTTGGTACTCGTCCTTATTGTCAGGATTTTTAATCCATAGGATCGCTTCGTCCATACTGCGGCCTACCATGATGGAGTTCCACATATACGTTCCCTTGTCATTCAGGTACAGTCCACTCTTTTCGTTTGCGTCACCCTTCTCAATATTGGCATAGTATATGTCAACAAGGTTTTTAGATGGGCTAGTAAAGTACTCTGTCAGCTTTACCAATGTAGCCGGACTTTTACACATCTCATACAGTCCTGCCAATACCTGATTCTCTGATCCGATTATCCCTAATGCCCTTGCAGCCCTTTTGATGTCCAACGACTTCCCTTTCAGGTTAGCCACAACACCCGCCATATTCATTTCGTTCTCATTGCTTTGAAGATATGATATAGCATCTGCTTCGGGGTCAAGCCACTGGAAACGGGACTTGCCATGATTATGGAGTGTTTTCAGCGTAGGGTCATGATGTAGTATCTCATACAATGCCTTGTGTTCGGGGTCGTCCATGTTCAATGTCGCCCCCACGCCTGGGATATGAATCACCTGAAACCGTAGCTTCATGTCAGGGTCGTCTTTTATGTGTTTAGGCAGGGATGGTGCAAAAGCACCTGTATTCCCGTAAACACCTAGTTCACGCCCGTTCATAAATTGTTTCCTCGGCTTTAAAATCCTGATATGAGGCATTGCCGCTGTTTGTACACTTTCCATAAAATATATCTGTTTTTGTTTTTAATTACACACCATAGAATCTGAGCAGCTTGGATGGATCAGGCACGATAAACATATACTCCGTAGAGATATACATTTGGTATCCTCTTCCACCGTTGTTCGCTATCAGGCTGTTTGCATTGGTAGGGTCAACGAGGCCCGGAGTATATTTGAATATCCATCCGAGATTCACATCGTTATCCGACCTCATAAAGAGTTGGATAGGCGCGCCACCAGTTACCAGTTTCTCCGGCATCACCAGTATCTGATATGATGCTTTAGGTACAAGTGTACCGTTGTACTGAAATGCGTTCATACCGAGATCATCCCACTGCGCGTTCTTGTGCAGTCTGATATGGAAACCGCCAAACTCATATTCGGTAGGTATAGTACCACCCTTGATGTTTTTGTCGTCCTTATCCCTGTTAAACAGTTGGATAGGCAGGTTTCCGATGCTCACCTGATACTTCTGTATCGTCTGTGTCATCAGTTGATATGACTTCGTGCCTACGATCATATCCAAGTAGATATTATCTGAGGATATGGCGTTTATGACAGCCCATGAGCTTATCGTATCGGACATGAAATCGTAGAATGCCTGATTGGTTGCCACAGCGAATGCGGCTGCGATGTTGAAGGTATAGAAGTTGCCTGTGGCAATCTGCTCCCATACACCGCTACCTGTTGTGACCGTATTGCCTGCGGGGTCAGTGTTACCTGATGCACCCGTAGTCATGTTCGTGTTGCCTGTCCATCCTGATCCTTCGAGGGATTTCAAAGCCTGTACACGGAGTTGTCTTTCTTCTTCTGTGATATAGAAGTCCGTACCTTCCATATTGAACCACACCGGAGTTGTTGCGCCTACGCCTGTCACTGTCTGAGTGAAGGTGAAGGTTGTGGTGAAGTTGGTGAACAGGTCAGGATACAGCACAGGGACGTTTGCCGCTTGGAAGCTGTATGCTGCCATTGCGCCTGCTTGCCATGAAGCGGGTGCGCCAGGTTGTGCTATTGCGGGATTGAGTGTTGCAGTTGGTGGGCCTACTACCTGTGCGGTATAGTTGAAGTTACCCGCAGATGGTGTCGGGCCTGTTTCAATGAGCAGGGAGGTTGATCCACCTGCGCCATCTTCATACACAACGGTCATACCCGGAGACAGCCAGTTTTGTGCAAACTGAATGGTTATGGGTACGTTGTTCAGACCTGTACCTGATGGTGCGGCTGTGGTAGATACCGTTTGGCGATACCTGCCCATCCGCGCCCACTCCATGTAGTTCCGGCTGATGGTGTTGACCGTGAGGCCACGCGATTTGAAAATGTCAGTATTGTTTACGACAGCATCCCCTAGTGTGTATTTCAATAGGAAAAGTTGCTCTTCGTCAGCCAATAGCCTGAACATATTGGCGTGAATACTTGGGTACGCTACGTTGAATTGCGCGAGAGTAGCTTCCGATAGTGCGCTAGGCAGTAACGCCCCTGTTTGTGTTTGTGCCATTTGTATGGAGATTATTTTTTTTAAATTTCTCTACACAATCAACACAACACTATCTAAATCGGAATATCTTATTTTCTTATGGGGCCTTCGCCGCGTGGATATTTTTTGAGTTCACCGCTACCTGTTTGTACGGCTCCTGCTGTCGGTCCGCCTGTTGGTATTTGTTTAGCGGGAAGAGTAGCCGCAGGCTTTTTAGGCTGCCTGAGATTCTTTTCTATAAGTCCCCTCTGTTTCAAAAACACAGCAAATTCAAGGCGACTTTTTGGGTCAGCCATAGCTTTGTCAAAATCACCACTCTCGATAAATTGCCTTACCGGTTTTTCAAACTTCTCTGCAAAACTTGCATTTGTCTTATCCAACTTAAAGCCAAACACCTCGTCCAATTTATCAAATTCAGCGAGGGTATTCTTTTTCAGGTCGGGATCAACTTTTGATGCGTTCTTTACTTTCTCGCGCGCCTCTGTGATCGCGGTACGCTTTTTACCTATTTCCTGATCGGTATAGGTTTTGATGTTGGCGCGTATCTTTCTTGCTTCGTCCTCGATAGCATACTTGTTTCCTTCTTTCAGGTCTTTGATCTTCTCGTTTGCCTTTGTTGCGGCATCTTCTTTAGATAGGCCGTCAAATTGCTCATACTGATATGCGAAGGAATTGAAAACCAGTTCATCATTGCTTTTAGAAAGCAGTGACCGGTTCCTTACTATATTTTCATCTGAATCAATGTCGTAGATAGAAGCAGCCGCTATTTCAAGGTCTGCATTACGTGCCTCCAATTCTTTATTGCGCTGATATGCGCTCTTTGTTCTTTCGGAGAAGTTAGTTTCATTTATCTCAGGATCGAAATCTCTGAATTGAGAGTAGTCGAACGGAGATGTTTTTGTAGTGTCGCCACCACCTGCGGGAGCATTAACTACCACGGTGGATTCTACCTCACCTAAGTCAAGGTCTAAAACCTGACCGCCACCTTGTTCGTCTTTATTAAATACCTTCATATTTTACTTTCGATTACAAAATTAAACTTTTTCTTTAATTCCTAGTACATTTTCAAATATTTTTTCTTTAATGCCCAAATCATGAGTTATTTCCTGTTTGTCCTGCTCATGTTTGAGTTTCATATTTGTGCGCTCTGTCTCCGCTATTTCGTGCGCTGCGGCTATTCTTTCCTTACTTGCGATCTCCTTATCAAGATTAGCCGACCTGGTTTCTTCTAGTTTTTGTTTGGCTGCCATAGCCCCCTGTTGTTTCTGTGCCTCTCCTTCGCGTATCTTATCCTGATGCTGACGTAGCTGTACAGTCATCTTCTCGAATGTCTGCAACGCCTCTGTGCTACTGACTGAATTTGCCATCTTTATGATGCCCAATGCCATCATAGGGTCATCGGCTACGGAAAGGAATTGTTTAGCCATATCCATAATCATAGCCATCCTTTGATCGGACTTCACTGAGTTATTAACACTGATAATGTGTTTATTGCTAGGGTCGAGGTCGCCTTTCTTGATTTTGTAGTACTCCATGCCATCAAGCCCCATTATTATCAGGTCTTTCTCCCTGCCCGCATAAGCCGCCTTTAGCATATCGGCAAGCCCCTGACCGAACATCTCATAGACTAAAAACCATTTATCGAATGTAGCCTGCTGAGATAGTTGCGCCTGCATCATGGAATTTTGCGTTGCCCCTACTGTCTGCTCTGATTTCACCATGCCTACTGCCGTCTCATTGCTACCAATGAGTTCCAGTATCATTTGTTTGAGCATACCGACCATCCTGAATAGATCACCAAAAGCCGACGACATACCCATGTCTCTCATTTTTATACCTCCACTGCCTCCCGGCTGACTTCCCATGTATGACTCTTCCTTGCTGCTATCTACCGTCATGATACCGTGAGCCATCATGTTATAGAAGTTGTTGGGATTGTTATCCGAATCAGCTTGGTCAATGACGATTATATTTCCCTTGACCTGTGCCATCAGCCTCTCCATTGTGTATATCACTTCGGTAAGCAATCTCTGTGGGGACATAAGCATCTGCACCGAGGATGGCACAAAGTCTACAAACCCAATGATAGGCAGGTTTTCATGACCTTCCATTTCTTCGGTCTTATAATGGAATAGGTCGGCAATTTTTATATCTCTCCATACTATATCAGGGCGAGGTTCTTCACTGAAATATTCGCCTTCTTCTTCATTGGGTTGCCTATCATCTCCGTCCTCAATCCAATCTACGAAAGGATTGTCCTTGTCCAAAAGGTTTGGTGTGACAATGGCTTTTTGCATTTTGATGCCCCTGAAATAGTTGAAGAAAACCATTAGCCTATCAGGAGAGTAATTTCCCCATACATCATTCCCTGCTTTTTGAAACCACCATTTCTGCCACTCCGGCATCTGTTCCCACGCAGTCCATGTTCCTGCCGCGAAAGATTTTAGCCTTTCATCTATTTCTTTTATCTGAGCCTTGTCTAATCCTGGGCAGTGTTGCAATATTTCATTGGAGGTAAGCATACACCAATACCCTGCACGATTTCCATGTTGTAAAAAAGGAGAGTTCAGGTCTTTGTTGTATATAAGCTGTGATGATGGGATTGGATTTATATCAGGATTTCCTTTCCTGATACACAGTTCCCCCGCACATTTCCCGTTGCATAGGTAATTGAATAATACCTGATGTATGAGTTTGTGAAGTAAAAACATATCCTTATTGCTCATGAGCGCAGCCAATCCTTTGGTGATAGCTATTTCGCTGTCGGCTTGCTCGGTAGTAAACTTTGTGTTCATTACCTTTTCAATATCCACAGGCTGTACGTCATCCCCCTTTTCAATCGGACCTCCCGCCTGTTGTGATATTTTCGCCTGCTGCCGTACATATCTTGTCAGGTCATCTGCTGCCTTCTCGGCTATGTCATTGAGCTTGCTTATGATACTTTCTTCATCGGCTATGCTTGCTATAAATTTATTGTCTGCCGACAGGGCGCGTGAAACCATTTTTTGTACATGGGATAAAATGTAGTTAAACTTTCCTATGACCGCAGGAAGCTCTAACTTCTCCCCGTCTTTGCCTTCACCTACGTGCATACTTGTGATATGCTCAAATTCACTTAGCGGTATGTTTCCAAGTGCGTACAGTATAGGTAGTACATCTTGCTCATAGTTATAGCACCAAAAAGCCGACCTTGCCATAAAGTCACTTGTTTGATGCGCCCATGCTTCCCTCTCTTTTGGGTCTTCGGGGATTATATTCCCCGGCTTATTGATGTATCCCATTCCTTCTGCTATCATAATGCTTTTTTATATTTTTGGGGATTAAGTGCTATGTCCATTTTTCTTGTATTGACTGTTACGCGCTTGCCTCCTATGTTGGCTATGTAGGAAACAAATAAAGGCTCTCGTGCCACTGCGCGGGGCTTATGCGTTACCGCATCCAGTGCGTGTACGGTTGACCATACATATGCCATACCTAAGTCAATATTTTTTACGGTATAGTTTAAGAGGTCATCCAAGACTTCGACAAAAACTTCATTCTCCCATGTCTTATTAAATTCCGCTATGGCAACCTCTATCGCTTTC